CGGGCTGCTCGGCCGCGCGGAGCGCTTCGATCTCGCCCCGAATGTCGGGTGGCTGCTGCTCGGGCTGCTCGGCCGCGCGGAGCGCTTCGATCTCGCCCCGAATGTCGGGTGGCTGCTGCCCGGGCTGCTCGGCCGCGCGGAGCGCTTCGATCTCGCCCCGAATGTCGGGCGGCTGCTGCCCGGCCGAGGCGTCCGCGTCTACCGCGGGCAGCTCGTCCAGGATGCGATCGAGACGTTCCCGCTCGTCGGTGTTCATTGTCCCCTGGTAGAACTTCTCGAGCAGCTCGTCGAGGTCCGCGTACTCTTTTGAGAGTTCGCGATCTTCGGCCGCGATCCGCCGCCGCTCTGCGGCGCTCCTCCGCTCCCCGTCCGGATGCGCCGCCTCGTAGTTTTTGCGGGACGGCTCGGCGATGAACCGTTTCCCGATCTCCCGCGCGACCGGAAAGACCTGGAAAGCGACAAACTCGATCAGCATCTGCTCCCATCCGCGCCGCGTATCGAGCTCGCCGAGGGTGCCGAATCCTTCTCGCAGTTGGAGTTCTGGCACCGGCTGAAGGGTCGTGGTGCCGCGGAGCAGATCGCCGAGGCGCTCTTCGAGCATTTCGGCGAGCCATCCGTTGTAACCGCCGGCCCGCAGCGCATCGTCGATCATCCCGGGGGTCCGCCCGGGCGCATCGAGCAGCCACCGCCGGATGACGTGCTCGTGGAAGAGCCGCAGCCTCGATCCCTGCGGCAAATCGGCCAGCCATTTCGCCGCCCGCTTGAAGCCCGGCACCCGGGACCCGAGCCGCCCGAAGACATCCATCAGATGGCCGCCGGCCATCTCGCTGCCGAGCTCGATAAAGGTCTGCAGAAAGCCCTTGGGGAGCTGCGACACGAAGCTCTCTTGGTTCGCTACCACGTGGTAGCGAATCTGGTCCTCCTCGCCGCGCCACGCCTGCGCGCCGGGCAACAGCTGCCGCGATGCATGTTCGGCGATCATCGTCGGTAGCGCCGCCGAGCGGCCGGCCAGTCCGGCGCCGCGGGCCAGGTTCCGCGCCACCAGCTTCGCCACTCCCTGTCTGGTCCCCTCGCGGAGCAGCGATCCCGCGACGCCGCGCGTCGCGCGGTAGGCCGGCCCGGTGGCGAGAAACTCGCCCACGTAGCCCGGCATCCGGCTGACGACGTCGAACACTTGCCGGCCGAAGCCCTTCCGGTCTTCCACTTCCTGGCCGACGAGATAATCCGAGAGCAGATCGAAATCGCGCTCGGTCGCGGTCCCCTGCTCGTAGCGCCGCGCCGCCGCCGCCACCTGCAAATTGTGCAGCGCGACGCCGCCGCCCCCGAAGGGGACCCGCTGCTGCCAGTAGTTCCAGGTCGCTTCCTCGGAGAGGCCGAGCTTGCGCTTCTTCTCTACGTGCCGGTTCAGGTGTTCGAGCTTGGCGCCGCGGCGGGCCATCGCCGAGCGCCGCGCCCGGTATTCGTCGTCTGCCACCGCCCACGCGCCGGCCTGCTCCAAGGTGATCGCCTCGGGGAGCTCGGAAAGCTTTTGCGCCCGCGGCCCGAGCATCGATTGCCGCTGCCGATGCCGCGCTTCTCCGGACGCCCACGTGCCGGCCTGCTCCGGGGTGATCTTGGCGGGAAGCTCCCCGGGCTGCCGAACCCGCCCGCGCAAGATCTCGTCGTAGCTCGGGAGATTCATCACAAATCTCCCCCGACCCCGATCGGCACAAACGCGGCACCGTCCCAGCGGGCGACGATCGGCTCGCCGCCGGGACCGACAAACGTATACGCTTCCCCGACGACAAGCTGGTCGGTCTGGACCGTTCCGTTCGCATCGATCGGCGCCTCCGGGACTCCCACAGTCAGCAGCCGCAGCGTTCTCTCGACCAGCCGCAGTAGCTCTTCGTCCTCGGCGGTCGGCTGGAACGCCTTGCCCCTTTGCTGCGCGACGTCGGCGCGGCGCACGAGATCCGCGTAGGCGCGGACGATCGGTTCGGCTTGATCGCCTGGCAGCTCGTTGTGCCGGTAGGCATGCAGCAGGCCGGCCACTTCCCGCGCGGCGCGATCGCTGCTGCCCTTCACCAGCCGGCGGCCCGCGTCGATGGCTTCTTCCGGCGGCGGCCCGATTCCGAGCTGTTCGGAGATGACCTCCGCCTGCCCCTCGGCCGGCCCGCCCGCCCCCGCTCCGTGATCGAACAGATTCAGCTCGGCCGCCTCCCTTTCAAGCGCATCGCCCGGCTGCGGCGGCGGTACGGCTGGCTGCACTCCGGGCGCATCGCCCGCCCCTTCGCCCGCCGGCGGCGGTACGGCTGGCTGCACTCCGGGCGCATCGCCCGCCACTTCGCCCGGCTGCGGCGGCGGCTCCGGGTCGAGCGCAGTGCCCGGCTGCGGCGGCGGCTCCGGGTCGAGCGCAGTGCCCGGCGCCGCCTGCCGATCCACCACCTCCACGTCCACCTTGGGCGGATCGGGCAGCAGTATGGCGGCGGCCGCCAGCGCCTCCTTGGGCGTGTAGGCGCGCTCTCCTTCGAAGTTGGTCTGCTGCAACAGGCCGGCCGCCAGTTTCGCGCGTTCGGTTTGCACCTTCCCCAGCCGCTCGTGGTACTGTTCGAGGATTTCGGTCTTTCGGTGCTCCTGGTCGCGCAGCGCCTGGGCGCCATCGCCCGGCCACCCCCGCGGCACTTGCCAGCCCCCGTCGCCATCGGGCACCAGGGGGATCTGCATCCCGTCGGTGCCCGGGACGGTCACCATGATGTGGCTCTGCTGCCACTGCTCCTCGAGCGTGGGTTGCACCGAGAGCCCGCTTTGCAGCTCCAGTTTCTCGCGGGCGAGTTGCCGGCCGAGCTGCTCGTACTGCGCGGGCGAGAGTTCGCCCCGCGCGCGGGCTTCTTGCAGGTGCCGGTCGGCCGCTTCGAGCCGGTTCGCTGCGTGCCGCTGGCCGGCGGTGAGCTGGTACTCCGACCAGCGAATCCGGTTCGCCAGGTCGATCTCCGAGAGCTCCTGCTGCTGGCCGAACTGCTGCTCGGCGAGCTGCTGCCGCTGCCCGAACTGCTGCTGCCCGAGCTGCTGCTGCCGCTGGAAGTCGGCCGCCGCCTGCCGCTCCCGCAAAGCGGCGGCTCCCAACTGCTGCTGCTGCTGGAGCCCCGCGCCGAGCCCCATCCGCTGGAGAGCCGCCTGCTCGCGGGCCTGGGCCGTCTGGAAGGCGGCCGCCTGCTGCGACGCCTGCAATCGCGCTTGGTGCCGCTGCGCGTTTTGCTGGAGCGCCGCCCGCTGCCGGAGCTGACCGTACTGGAGGGCCAGACCCTCCTCGTGTCGCCGCCGGTTCTCGCGGCCTCCCGCCCGCGCCGCCCGGTCGACGACCGAAGCGGCCGGCTGATATTGGACTCGGATCGCCATTTAGGTACCCCGGCGGAGCGAGGGGTGCAGGTTCGCGTTCGCCCGGCGGCGGGCGAGGCGGCGGGCGAACTCGCCCATGTCGGATCGCGGCTTGTAGCCGCTTCGCGTCCGCCGGCCGCTGCCGCCGGCCGCCGCGCCGGCGATCGCTCCGGGCAGACCTCCCGCCGCGGCGGCAGCGGCCTGAAGCGCCGCTTGCGCCCGCGGGCCGAGCTCCGGCGCCGCCTGCCCCTGCCTCGGCGCCGCCTGCCTTTGCCCCTGCGCTGCCTGCCGGCGCCGCCGCGGAGTGTGGCCGAAGACGGTCCTGCCGGGCATCTGCGGCGCGAACATGACCGGCGCCGCCGCGCCGTAACTGCCGCCCCCGCCGGCGCCCAAGGCGCCGGCCGCCGCCCCCACAGAACGGGGAAACCGGTTCTGCGCGTCGGCCGAACCCTCCATCTCCGCCAGCCGCGCGAGGACGTTGAAGTCCGGGCCGATGTCTTCGCGCCGCTCGAGGAAGCCGAGCTCGTCGGCGGTCATTCGCTCGGCCTGGCCGATCGCCTCGCCCCGCAGCCGGCTCATCGTATCGAGCCGCGTGCGCTCGATCTGTTCGTTGAGGCGGTCGAAGGCCTGGTCCCGCCGCCGCCGCACGCCGGTCTGCGCGCTGCCGACCGCGCTGGTGTTCGCTAGGCCGAGGCCGCGCACGCGGGCGAGCTGGGACTGTTCGAGGTCCGAGTAGTCCTCGGCCAGATCGCGCCGCGCGGTCCGCCCGTAGTTCGTCAGGTCGCTCATCGCCGCATTGATCCGCCGCCGCTGCCCGGCGGCCGCCGCCGACTGCCGGTCCGCGTGCAAACCGCGGCCTTCCTGGTAGCGGGCTTCGTTCGCCGCGTTCGCCTCGTCGAGGGCGCGCTGATACTCGTCGGCCAGCGAGAGCGGCTCCTCTTGCGGCGCGCCCTGCTCGGCGACCGGGGTCCAGCCGAGCGGTCTCACGAGGGTGCGCATCCGGTCGAACTGCTGCAGCGGCGTCAGCCGGCGGCGCCCGCCCCGGGCGTACTTGCCCCACGCCTCCATATTCAAATTGCGGTTCGAGCTCGGCGTCCCGACGCCGATCCCGCGGTTTCTCAAGAGCGCCGACGCCGCTTCGTTCTGGCCGGCGCGCAGCGGGTATCCGTGTTGGGGTCGCGGGTAGTAGCGCGGCATGTCACACCTCGTATCTCTCGCAGTGGGGGCAACAGTCGATGCCCTCCTTGACGGTCAGCTCCAAACACTCCCCGAAAATCGCACACGCGCGGATCGGCGGCCGGCCGCTTCGGCAGCCGCCGCAGTCGAACCGCGCTCCGGTCGCGGCGCCCAAATGGACGCACCGCGCATCGAACACCGGGTTCTGCGGCGCGAGGCAATCCATCGCCAGCCGCGGCCGCGTGCCTTCGCTGCGATAGTCGCAGCGCAGGCAGACGTGCTCGTAGCGATTCGGCCCGCTTCGGCGCGTCACCCTTTCGCACTCGCTCATAAATTCCGCTCACGGATTCAAAATCACCTTGCTGCCGGTCCAATCGCACTTCGTCGAGTTGCTCTCGCCCGCGGCATATGCCAGCTCATGGGTCGCCTCGCAGTCGAATGTGCTGTCCGGCGGCCCGACGCTCTTTCTCCACTCGACATACGAGCCGTCGTCGAAGGTAATTCCAAAGGCGACGTACTGGTCGGTGAAATCCTGGTAGGTGCCGACGTTCGCGCTCAATCCTGCGCAGTGCGACAAAGTCGTCGACCACGAGCACGCATCCGGCGCGTCCTGGCCGCAGGAAAACGTCACGTCGTCCAAATCGCCCGCCGCTCCGGTGCACTCGCCGCAGTCTTCGTCGACCAAAGCGTCGATCTCCGCGTTGATGGAAACGGGCGTCGCGCCGCTGCAGCAATCGGCTCCGCCGCCGGCGCACGGGTCGCTCGGGCAGAGCTTCGGCTCGCCGCTCCCAGCGGCGACAATCTTCCCATCGCAGTTCCAAAAGGTGTCGGGCATCAGCAGCTACTCGTGTCGACGTCCACCCAGGCGAAACCGCCCGAGGCGGAATGCGTGAGCACTTGCTGGTTCGCCTCGGTGTAGCCGCTGATCGCCGAGGCGTCGGCGAACAGACGCAGCTTGTCGTCTCCCCCGTCCGCTTCGGTGTCCACGTCGATCGCCAGGTCCCGCGCGCTGGAATACTCCGCGCTCGCGTTGTGATCGAAAAACTGGTCCTCCAGGTAGTCGCAGTCGTCGCCCTCGTTCACCTTCACTTTGCAGAGGTCGAAGCCGACGAGGATCACCGTCCCGTCGATGCGCTTCCACACCAGGTTGTCGCCCAGGACGATCTCCTCGTTGACGTGCAGGTTTTTGAGGGTGAGCTTCTGCTCGTCGGTGCTGTAAAGCTGGTTTTCGTCGCCGTCGAACCAATTGCCGGCGTGGATCTCCGGGAAATACAAATCCCCGTCGTGCAGCCGCTCCTGCAGGTCCTTGAGGTTCGCAAAGTTGCGCCTCAGCACCGCCTCCTCGCTGCACGTGTGGCTGATCACGTTTTGTGGAATCGGGTCGGGGCGGGTCACTGGTATCGCCTCCGCCCGGTCGTGCGGACCGAAGCCGAGAGCGCCTCGAGCGCCCACTTCTGGCCGGCCGTTCCGGTGAGCCGCAGCACGGCCGCCGCCGCCCGGAGCCGCGGATGGTTCGCCGGGTTCAGCCCGGCCACCGTCCAGGTACCGCTCCGCTTGTGCGCCCCGGCCGTCTGGTCGAAGGCATCCTCGCTCGAGAGCCCCCCGCGCAGCTCCCATCCCACATCGCCGCTGCCCGCGGCAACGGTCGCCTGCAGCTCGGCCAGGCTGCCGGTCTCCATGTCGTGCCGCCCGAGCCGCAGCGGGCCGATCTCGACGTAGCTGGTGAAGTTCGTCCCGTCGTCGTCTTCGGTGTCCGCCTGGTGGCGGCGCAGATACCCGTCGCGGCCGCCCCACAGGACGCGCGAATGGTCGCTCACGTGGTCCCGCCGCCGGTAGCGGACGGTCGGTTCGTGCTCGGTCGTGTAGCTCTCGGGCCAAAAGCTTTTGGTCTCCCAGTCGAACCAGTAGTAGGTTCCGGTCGACTCGTCGTCGGCCACCACCGCGATCGAGATCCCCCGGTAGCGGTCGCAGTATTCGAGCGTCACCGTACTCGCCGTCCAGTCGACCGCGAGCAGCTCCTCGGGCAACCGTTCCCGCGACAGGGAGATCGGCGGCGAGCCGCAGGTGGAAGCCATCGCCCACAGCCCGTCGTGCGAGAGAAAGACGAGAATCTCCTGGCTGCCCTCGAGCCCCGGGGCGTGCGTCCAGGCGTGCCGGTCGACGACTCCCACGCGGGAGCTGAGCCGGTCCATCGTCCCGCCCGCCGCCGGATCGCCCCGGATCACCCACATGCTCGTATGGCAGCCGATGACCAAACAGTCGTCGCTGTGCGGCATCAGCGCCCGGATCGGCTCCCCGGGCCGCCCCGCTTCGCCGGTCACCCCGTAGACGGCCGCCTGCCGGTCGTCCTGCGAAAAGTCGAAATCCTCCAGGTCGCCGGCGCGGCTCATGTACCAGGCGTGCGGCGGATCGCCCGCGAGCACCGCCCGCTCCTTCCAGATCACAAACAGCGGGTTGCCGAGCGGAATCTCCCCTTCGCTCGCCACCCAGCTCGAAACCGCATTGGTCGCCGGGTCCCACTTCTTCGGCGCGCGCTCCAGCTCGAACTCGACCGAGCCGGTCGATTCGCCGGGCGAACCGGAGAGCGTGAGGTCGGTGCCCGAGATCGAGGCGATCTCGTAGGCTCCCACCGTGGCCCCCGCGCCGCCCACGGTCACCCGCTCGAAGGTCACGTGCGGGAACGTCCCGCCGGTCAGGTCGTTGGCGCCGAGGATCAGGTAATCGGTCTGGCCGGTCACGGTGGCCATGTTCTTGCCGGTGTAGCTGCTCCCATCGAAGGTGACCGTGTACTCGCTCGAAGCGAGGCTCACCGACAGCTCGCTCGATCCGAAGAACTTCTCCAGTTCGGTGTCCATCGTCGCGGCCGAGGCGTCGTAGGCGATCGCCGCGCTTTGGTCGGTCCGCTTTTCGGTCCCGCTCACCGCCTCGACGTCTCTCACGTACTTGAGCGTGAACGTCCCGCCGGTCGGCGAACCGACCAGCTTGATCTTGATCTTCTCGTCGGCGCCCGTTCCGCCGCCGGTGATCCGCACCGCCATGCCCTTCACGGCGCCGGCCGTCTCCCAGTTGCCGACCGAAGCGCTCGTAAGCACCTTGGAACTGCTCAGGACGCCGTCGGTGCCCGAGATCTGCACGCCCGTATCCCAGTCGGCGATGTAGAGCTTCTGCAGATGGTCGGCCGCCATCAGGTCCACGTCGCGCAAAGGGAAATCCGTGTGGGTCACGGCCGCCATCGTTCCGGCCGGCTCCTCGCGGTGCAGGATGCCGCCGGCCACCGCGGCAATGCGCGTCTTGTGCGTCGCGCTCTCGACGTAGCTCACGTCGGTGAGCATCCGCACCGGGCTTCCGCTGCCGAGCTGCTCGGAGAAAGCCTTGGCCAGACCGGGCCGCGAGCCGCCGCGTTCGCGGCCCTCGATCGTGCCGTCGGGGCGCACGTTGAGCGCATCGGGCGTCGAGTAGGGCGGCTGCTGCTGGTAGCCGCGCCTCTTGACCAGACCGCCCATCGGCCAGCGCAGGAGGATCACTCTTTTTTGCGGGGGCACGGCTAAGCCTTGATGTCCAGCAGCATCTCGGTCGAGTAGATCTCCAGGATCGTCCCCTGCGAACCTCCGGTATCGTCCGAGACGCCGGTCAGCTCGACGTCCAGCCGGTCGCCGGCCGCCAGGCCGGTCGGCGTGATCGTGAAATCGAAGTTTGCCGCGGCGGTCGTCACGCTCTGGGCGGCCGTCGCGCAGAGGTCCGAGCCGATCCCGCCGTCCTTGTCGTGCTTGTACACCTCCGCGTCGATCGTGGTATCGACCGTCGCCGCGGCGACCGTCTCCTTGCCGCGCACCCGCAGGGTGACCGTTTCCCCGCTCACGTACTCGGGCGGCAGCACGAACGTCTGCCGCATCTTGTTGGTGATCGAGCCGGCCGAGGCGGCTTCGCTGACGATCTTCGGCGGCGCGGTGCCGTGGGTGCCGTAGGTGATCCCGAACGCGCCGGACGGGGTTCCGGCCGAGGTTCCCAGCAGCGCTCCGGTCGCGGTCACCCGGAAGTTCTCCAGCGGCAAATCGTAGATCTGCGCGTCGTCCTGCGTCAGATCGCCGCGGGCAAACTCGCTCTGCAGCGCCTCGAAGGCCGCGGCGGTCGAATCGTAGACGTAGACCCCGATGTCGCCGCTGGTCGCGTCGGTCCGCAGGTAGAAGTAGCAGTTGGTTGCCGCGGCCGGGGCCCCGGTCCCCCAGCCGAACAGCCGGCGGTTCGACTGGCCGGGGACCTTGAGAATCTCGCCCGACTCCTCCAGCCGGACGAGGCCCTCGAGCATCTTTAAGGTTTGAAAGGCGGCGGGCATGGTGCTTCTCCTGGTTGTGAAATGCGTCGAGCCGGTCAGCGGGTTAGCGAGTTGACGTAGCCTTCCACCCCGCCGGTGCCGCTCGCCGGGAGGCTGATCACCATCGCCTCGTTCTCTCCGCCGTGCAGCCCGTCGAAATCGAAATGGTGCGGGATCGCGTCGTCGAGGTAGGCCTGGAATTTGACCGTCCCGCCGATCGAAACGGTCAGCAGCTTCGCGGCCGCCGGGGCCGCCTCGAATCCGGCGGTCAGCTTGTCCAGCACGTGCGTCCGGCCGCTCTCGGCGGCGAGTGTGATCGTCGCCGCGCCGTTGTCGGCCTTCGCCGTGCTCGGGGTGCGCTTGTTGCGCGGATCGGGTTCGCCTTTGATCGCCATCGTTAAAGTCCCGGGATCGTCCCCTTGTAGTCGACGTAGTAGTTGTCCTCATCCCGCCGCCGGCGGCTGTAGCGCCGCCGCGTGTCCGAGCGGTCGCGGTTGATCCCCACGCTCTCGGCCGCATTGCTCATCCGGTCGTGCGAGACGCTCGCGGCGAGCGATCGCAAAAACTGCCGGTACATCGGCCCCTCGCCTTCGTCCTGGAGGTGCCTTTCGGCCATCGAGAGGATCGAGTAGAGCAGCGTATTTCCGTGCACCGGGGCGACGGCGAACGGGTTCGATCCGTCGATCGTCGAGCGGTCGAGCTGCCCCCGGTAGCTCACCTGGTAGTAGGCGTCCGGGATCGGCGCGACGGCCAGCGCCCACCGCTGCCCGGTCGCCTCGTCGAACGTCTTCGGGTAGACGGCCGCCACGCGCGGCCGGCCGGTGTAGGTGTCCCCGCGCTGCATCAGTTCGGCGATCTGCCGTTCGTTGACCAGCTCCAGCGCTTCTTGCCAGGTGGTCCCTTTGGAAAACGTGAGCTTGCCGTCGATCCCGCCGAATTTCACCGGCAGATCGTAGGTGCCGTCGGCGCTGATCGAGATGTCGTCCCCGCTCGCTTCTCCCGAAGCGTCGCCGGTCACCTTGATCTGCGTGGCCGAGACATACTCGCTGATCGTGTACTCGCTGCCGCTCGCCGCGAAGCTGATCGTCTTGCTCGTCATCGAGGCGTAGAACGCGTCGCTCGCGGCGGTGATCGTGCTCTCTCCGGCGGCGTGTACCGGTGCGCCGCTGGTGGTGATCGTCGCGCTGGCCCACAGGTCGATCGTCTGCCGCGGCCGGGCGAATTTCCACTGGTGCGCGTGCTGCTCTCCGGGCAGCGGCGGCGGGTGGAGGAACTGCTCGATCCCGTCGGCGATGAAATCGGCCGCGTCGGTCTGCTGCTCGCTGTCCCAGTTGGCGGGCGTGCGGTCCCAGCTCAGCATCCGCCCGATCCGGCGGCGGATCTCGTCGTAGCCGAGAATCAGATCCGAGCTGCCGGTCTCGCCGAAGGCGACCCCGTCGGTGTGCGTGGCGCTGGTGCCGCCGGTCACCGTCTGCGGGTTGGTGAAGCGGTAGCTGCCCGAGTCGCGCCACAGGTAATAGGTCGCGCCCGAGTCCAGGTAGTACGTACTCTGCCCGGAATCGTCGGTCGTGCGCGGACCGGCCACCACTACGCTGCCGGCCGCGTCGCTGGTGAGCCAGGTCTTGACGCCCGCCAGCGCGCCGGTGGCGCCGTCCTGCTGCGTGAACGTGGTCACGGCCGAACCGGTCCCCGCTTCGGTCGCCACGATCGGGTGCGCGACGCCGACGATCGTGCCGTCGTCGACCGTCCCGCCGATCACCACGTCGGTCGCGCCGGAGGCGAACGCCGCGTCGGGCACGTCGAGGCGGTAGTAGCCGTCGTCGATGTGCAGGATCCCGCCGTCGGAGTGCGCATCGTCGAGCGCCGAGAGCGCGGCGGGCGTGATCGCCGTCTTGGTCCCGCCGGTGCGGCGATACCAGAGCGCCAGGCCCGAGCTCGCGCTGGTCACGTCCTCTTTCGGCTGGCCTTCCGGCGCGCTCGTCTCGTCGAGGATGCGGATCGTGGTCGAGACGTTCGTGCTGTCCGGGGCGATGCTGCGACTCATCTATTCGCGCTCCCGTTCGCCGACGAACGCCCCTTCGGCGAGCAGGCCGAGCAGCATGCTCCCGGCGCCGATGTCCGACAGCCGCCAGTTGTCCAGCGCGACTTCGTTGCCGTCGAAGTTGCGCGCCGCGCGAATCCCACCGCGCGTGCTGCCGTCGATCGACGTATCGGTCTCGCTGATCTCGACCGTGCCGCGGTAGCGCAGTACGTGGTTGCCCGCGTCGGTGTCTCCGCGCAATCGCTCGCCACTGCCGAGGATCGTCACGGGCTGATCGGTGCCGATTTGCGTTTGCGTGCCGTCGTTCGAGACGAACAAGCGCACGCGCTGACCGCCTTGCCCGATAGGCGCTTCATTCAGGTTGAATCGATAGAACGTGTTTTGCGTGAATCCGTCGTCCTGAAGTCGCGTTAATACACCGGTGTTGAGCGCGCCGTTGGAATCCCAAAACCAACTTGCAATATCCATGCGCACCGACATATCACTGCCTGTGATATCCCCTTGATATTCGCAGTTGTCGGCCAGCAGTGAGTCTCCGCTCGTGTAAAACGCTTCGTTGTCGAGCACTTCGATCAGGTTGTTGAGTTGATTCCAATTCGCGCCGAGCGTTGCCGCATTGGGCCGATTGAAATCGTCGGTGATCACCGTCGCGTGCGGTAGCGGCGGTTCGTCCGGCAGATCGGCCGGAACAAACGTGCGGTGGTCGCTCACGCGATAGACGCGCTGCCACTTGCTTAGCGTCCGGCGGTGCCAGTCGGCGGGGAGCTCGCCGTCGAACACAGCCGCGCGCGTGCGGCGGTATTGGCGCTTGAGCAGATCGAGCGCCGCGTGATTCTCCGGCTGCCGGTCCGGCTGCCAACGGTGTGTGCGCAGCAGCTTGCCGCCGACCACTAAGCGCAGCCTCGCACCTCGCGACCCCGGCAACAGGGGCAGCGCGGCGGTCTGGCCGGTCGGGTCGGATCGGTCGGTGATGCTCGACCAAACCCAATCGAGCAGCGTATTGCCCGTCGGCGGCCGGCCGGCAAGCGCAGCCCACGCGGCGCGGAGTCGATTGGCCGGCCGGTCGTCCAGCGCGCCGCCAAGCTCGATGGCAGAGTCGCTTGCGGCTCGCGGCGTGCGGCGCGGTGTACCGTCGCTCAGCGGCGTGCGGCTGAAGACCACCCCGACCGGTGGCACCTGCTTCGGCGGCCCGATCGCGATCACAGGCCGACCGTCCCCCGGCGCGCGATAGAACTGCTCGCCACCGTCTTCGATCAGCGGGTAGTTGGCCAGGTAGTAGGGCATGTTATCGCAGCGTCGGGTGTCTTGTCCGTCTCGCAATCCAAGTGCAAATCGCAAGCAGCCACCAGCACGCCGGTTCGGGGATCTCCCGGTCGCAGCAAGCAAATTACTTGTTCGTCCTTTTCCCGCCGGCGGGCTTCGAGGCCCCTGCGCAGGCGCCGGAGTGCTCGGTTTGAGCCTCCAGCCGCGCTTCGATCTGCTCCACCCGCGCGGCGAGCCGCGCGATCTGATGCAGCTTGGGCTCAAGCACGGTGATCCATGCCAGATCGGCGTGCATCGGTTTTTTGTGGCGATCGATCTTCTTGATCTGCCCGTGCAGCTCGTCGTAGAGCTCGGCGATCCGCCGCGGCAGCGCCCGCTCGCTATCCGGCAGGTCTCGTTCGGGGGCGGCGACTTCCGGTTCGCCCAACAAACTCTGGAAGTGGCTGCGGGTCTGCTCGTCCATGGCCGTCACCTCTTCTGCGTTCGGTGGGAGTGGAGATTAGGCGGCGACGTTCAGTTGGGCGAGCTGCCACCAGTCGACGTCGAGCTGCGCGAGTTCGTTGGTCGCGTTCTTCAAACCGAACAACGCGTGGAGCTCCTCGCCGTCGGGGAAGCCGGCGGCGAAGGTCGAGGCGTCGATCGTATCGTCCAGCGCGACGCCGTCGACAAAGTACGTAATCCGCGCCCCGTCGTGGTGCTCCGGCTCGTAGAGGAGGCCGAGTTTGACCCACGTGTCGGCCACCAGCGCCGAGGGGGCCGCATCGGCTTTGACCGTCGTCACGCCGCCGGCGCCCGCCTTGTTGTGGACCGTGTCGAGCTGGTCGCCGTCCGCCTCGTCGCGAAAGAAGCCGACAAAATCCTTGTCGGCCAGTGCGCCGGCGTCGGAGATCGTGTCGGCCGCCGCGAGACCCTCCTCCGCGAGGCCGACGAAGAACCCGAACTTGTCGTCGGTGATCGAGTTGAACCGCACCCGCGCCTCGAACCACGTCTTGTAGAGGGTCGAGTCCGAGAGCAGGGCGGCCACGCTGGTCGCGCTGCCGGGCATCAACCACACCTCCACGTTGTCGGTGGTGGTCGTCGCGAGGCGGACCACGCCGTCCCGCTCGGTCGCAAGCTGCGCGATCGAGCAGGAAGTGTCCTCGTAGCTCACATACCCGCCGTCCGGGCCGAAGTACCGCCCGACGTTGCTGCTGACCGATCCGTGGAAGGCTTTGAAGTGGTCGGCGCAGATGAAGCCGGCGTTGAAGTCGTTCCGCAGAAGGTCCGCCGGGCAGTCGCCCCAGATGCGCGGCGACTGCCCCACGTCGCTGTTCTTGCCGCGGTAGACGGCGGTGGTGTTGAGTTTGACCATGGTGTTCGATCCTGGTGAATCCTGGAGTTGGCTGAAAACGCTGCGCGCGCTGGAGGCTTACGCTTTGTTGATGACCGCCTGCATCCGCCGGTTGGTGCAGAGCACGTTGCCGGTAAGGTCGGTATGTACGACCCACGTGTTCGGCTGATTGGGGCTCTTTTCCGGGTCGTGCTCGTAGAGGAAGTCCCCCGAAAGGAAGACCAGCGCGAGCCACTCGAAATTCAGGCAGTAGACCGGGTTCTGCGTGTCGTCGTTGAGCTTCGGCACGTACCTCAGTGGGTGCCGCTTGAAGGTCGTCGCGCCGTAGTACTGCGCGAGGTCCGAGTGGTTGTCGTTGCGGGTGCGCATGTCCGATTCCATCGCGTCGATGGTCTCCTCGTTCATGTAAATCCGCCGCTGCTGGCCGCCGCCGTTCGAGTAGTCTTCGAAATCGACCGGGCTTTTGAAGTCGGTCCGGCGGCAGGCTTTGCGCAGCTCCCGCAGCAGGTCGTCCTCGGTCACGTCGGTGTACTGGGCGTTCCAGTTGGCCCACCGCGTGTGGGTATCCGAGTTGATGCTGCCGGCCCCGTCGGAAAATCCGGTCGGGTTCCCGCCGTTGAACCCGGCCGTGTCGCTGGTCGCCTTGACGACCCAGTACGGGATGCCGTACCAGTCCAGCGCGTTGTCCGAATCGGTCGGGGCGGTCCAGAACTGCGTCTCGAGATGTTCGAACAGCGAGATCATCGCGGCGACGCGGCGGCCGTCGATCATGTTGAAGATCTGCTGCGCCGAGCGGTTCATCAGCCCTTCGCGGCGCTCCCAGCTCCAATTGCAGTTGGTGTGCCGCCAGGGAACTTCGAATTGCTCGAACAGATCGTCGATCGTCGGCTCGATCACCTCGTGCAGGCCGACCTGCTTGGCGCTAAAGCTGTGGTTCACCAGCAGGTTGCCCTGGACCTTCCTGCCGGCCTGGAACTCCTGCTTGTCGGTCTTCATCATCCGGCTCATCACCTCGTAGTGGGTGAGCCGGCTGGCGATTTCGTTGAACCTGCCGACGCCTTCATCCGCTCTCGTGGATTTGATCAGGTCGGCAATGTCCGAGTCTTGGAGGGTGGCCACGGTGTCGTTCTCCGGTTGTGTTTATGCGCGCTTCGCGATCAGACCAGGGGCACGTCGACCCCTCGGCTGCGGAGCATGTCCCGCACCCGCTCGGCCCCGGCCATCCGCCGCTCGTCGGCGGTGGTCGGTCGCCGCTCGCTGCTTTGCCGGTCCGGGCGGCGGGTGAATTTCCCCGTCTCGTCCCGGCTGCGGAGCTGCGCGTGCGTGCTCTGCCGCGTCCGCTGCTCGGCGCGCCGAATAAGTTGCTGTCCAAACTTCAGATGCAGCGCTTCGGTGAGCAACTGCTCGCCGCGCGGAACCGGCCGGCCGAGGGCCCGGTAGCTCTGCTCCAGGGAGAACATCGCATCGTCGAGCTGGCCGCGGTTTTCCATTTGGTCGGGCGAAAGCGCGCTGCCGCTTTCGCCGAACAGGTCGCTGTAGCCGAGCGAGTCGACCGCCGGGTCGAACCACTGCTGGAACTGCGCGTTCTGCTGCTCGGCGAGCTGCTGCTGCAGGGCTGAGACGCTCTGCTGGCTCTGGTGCAGCGGGCCGAGCGCCGTGTTGACGTGCTCGGCGAGCGCTTCGAGGTACTCGCGGACCTCGGTATCGACGTATTCCCCGTCGAGCTTCCGCTCAAACGGGGCGTACTGCCCCTGCTGCGGTTGCTGCGGTTGCTGCGGTTGCTGCGGTTGCTGCGGTTGCTGCGGTTGCTGCGGTTGCTGCGGTTGCTGCGAAAGCGCCTGGTACGCCTGCATCAGGATCGGGTCGAGCGCGGGCGCCTGCGGCGTTTCGCGCTCGCTGCCGGTCGCCTCCGCGCGATCGCTTTCCGGAGGCGGTTCGCCCCCGCTTCGGTCGTCGGCGGAGCTCGTCTCGCCGCCGCCCGGAACGCTCGGCTCGGAAAAGTTCAAGCCGTGCAGGGGATCTTCCTCCTGCGTGGCTTCGGCTTGGATCTGTTCGTGCGCTTGGGCCGTCTGCTCGTCGTGGTTCACAGGTAGGCGTCCTTGTCGTACATGTTCAGGGCCCGGCAGACCGCGCGGTGCTGCTCCGGGCCGGTGATGATCGGGTTTCCGTCGGCCGAGACTTCGCAGGGCCGCGCGCAGTGCTCGTCGAGCCGCTTTTGCAGGATCTTGCGCTGCGAGGGCAGGACGCCCATCCCGAGCGACTCGTAGCCGTAGCGGGCCCGCTTGCGGGTCCGCCGGAGGCGCGTCTTGGGAAGCGGCCCTCCGCCGCCGACGCCGTGGACCAGCCGCGTGAGGCCGCCCCTCCGCGGCGCCGGCGCGTCGTGCCACTCGCCCCGGTAGTAGTAGCGCTTGCTCATCCGGCGGCCCTTCGCGAAAGGGCGGCGAGCTGCTGCGAGTTGGCGCCGCCTTGCCCGCCGGCGGCGGCCATCAAGCCCTGCATCAAAGTCTGCCGGCGGCTCTGCTCGGTCCCGCCGGTCGGCACGCTGCGGCGCACGTTCTCGCGGACCGTATGGGCCGGCATCCGCGCCCCTTCGGCGCCGGGCCGCGTCCCGATCGGCGCCGGCTCTCCCGGCTCGCCTTCCAGGAGGGTCACCAGCTCGCGCACTTCCGGCATGTGCCGGTACTTGGCGTAGGTCTCCAGGTACGCCTGCACGTTCAGCGCGAGGCCCTGCTGTTCGAGCAGCGGGCCGAGCGCCGTGAGCTCTTGCATGAGCTGCCGCAGCTCGTTCATCCGCTGCGCGGGCGAGAGCTTCTGCATCGAGTGCGGCACGATTTCGAAGTTGAACTTTTGCCAGTTGCCGCTGCGCATCTCCGGGGTGATCTCGACCGGGATCGCCAGGTCGGTGTGCGGCAGCTCGCGGACGCCCGCGTAGAGCCGCACGGGGTCGTGCCAGTAGTACCAGGCGATCGACTCGCAGACGTCGCGCGTGCGGAGGTACACCCGGTCTTTCATCCACTCGACCCGCTCGCTCGCCCGATCTGAGATGAGCTGATCCTGTCCCACCGTGTCGCTCTGTGGGCCGAGCCCGCCGAGCAGATCGAGGTTTCCCGAGAGGTTGTTGAAGAGGTCCTGCATGGCCAGGAAAAACTGCTGATTGGCCGCATCGGGCCCGTTGAAGCGGACCTCGGCGATCCGCTGCGGGTCGCGGACCCCGACCCATTCCATGTCGTCCGCCTCGGTGATGCGGGTCGCGCTCTCGTCGTCGCCCTCGGCATAGAGCCCGACGATCTTCTGATTTTCCGCCTGCCGGGCGAGCTTCCGCAGGACGGTGTTATTCAGTTCGTGCAGGTCCATCCAGTTGGCGACCGGCGCGAGCGGCAGCGAGTTGTTGGGGACCTCCGTGTAATACAGGAAGTGATAGGGGCCCCGCTCGGGACCGACCCACTCGGCGACCCGCAGCGCGGGGAGCGTCTGCTCGGCCGCGATCGTGACGACGAGCTGTTCGCGCGGGAGGTAGAGCTCCCACAGCTCGACCTGCGGGGTGAGGTCTTCCCGCTGGCCGTAATAGCCGCGCGAGAGGAGGCTCGATTTGCGTTGGCCCTGCTCGTGGTAGTTGTCCTGCTCGTCGGGCGTGAGGCTTTCGCGCGCGGTCCGCTCGTAGAGCGGGTTATCCCGCACCTCTTCGAGCGAGGTGCGGAAGCGGTGGCCCATGTAGGGCGCTTCTTCGAGCCGCGTGGCGCCGAGGTCGTGTACCCAGTCGTCGAACGAGACGTCCGAGAGATACGCTTCGCCGACCGGGATCGGCTCCCCGTCGTCGCCCTCGGTCTCGCCGGCGAGCTCCCAGCCGACCTTCAGAATCCCGAACGGGGCGAGCAGGCTCTGCTGCACCCAGCGCTGCAGCGTAATTTCGAAGTTGCTCTCTTGCAGGATGCGGTTGTTCACCGCTTCGGCGTCTTTGGCGAGGCTCTTGAGGGCCGCCGCGTCGGTGAGCATCAGGATCTGCGGTGCCTGGGCGGCGAGCAGCCGCGAGTAGATCGTCACCGCCTTTTCGATCAGCGGGGCGTGAACGCGGGTGTGGGCCCCGACCAGCAGCCGCCCGTAGTGGGCCCCGACCAGCTCTTGCAGCGCTTCGAGCCAGTGCTCGTGAAAGACGCGCAATTGCTGCCGCGCGTCGTGCAAGCTCTCGCGGAGGCGCATCAGGTCGCGCTGGTTTTCCGGGTCGAAGGGCATCGGGATCGAGTGGCGAATCGAGGAAGAGAAGTACACCGAGCCGCCGCGCTAGCGGTAGCTCATCGTCCCCTTGCCGCGGCCCTTGGTGTTGGTCTTGGGCACCCCGGTGGAGCGCCCGCGACTGGTCCGCGGCGTGCGGCCCTTCGCCTTTTTGATTCCCTTCGCTGCGGATCGCCCGTAATGCTTGCCCTTCATCGGTGCCTCGTCGTGTTGGTGTCTCTGCGCCTCGTCCCCCATCACGCTTTATTCTTGAGGCGAATTTCCGCCCGTGCGCTTTTTTCACCTTTTTCACCCCTTGATGCGGCGCGGCAGAGCGAAGCTAACTAACGTCCCGGACACGGCTTCGGTGCGGGGGATGCGGATCGGATTTTGCGCTTGCCGGGGGCCCCTGGGCCGCCGCCGCGGTCGCATGCCTCTCCCATGCGACCGGAGGCAGCAAGGGGAAACGAGCCCAGACGCGGTGCCTGGGCCGCCGCGCCGGCGGGAAACGAGCCCACCGGCGAGCGATCCAAGCGTCGCGCGCGAATGCGCGCTTCGATCCCGGCCCGAGCTAGGTTTCGGCGAGATAACGGCACTGGTGCAGCTCGGCTTCCAGCCAACTCAGATCGATGCCCGGGTCGTACACCACGAACCGCGCGCCGGCGCCCCGGTTTTGCAGCCGGAACTTCGCCCGGTCGTGCATCGCCAGCTTGTGTACCAGGACCGGCAGCAGCGATCGGACCTCGCAGTCGATCGCGCGGGAGCGGCCGCGCCGGATCTCGTAACAGGTCTCCTCCTTGACCAGCAGGCTGCAAATCTCCCCGTCTTCGAGAACCGAAAAGACCGTCCCCGGCGGCTCCTGCAAAAGCTGGGCGAAGGTGAGCTGTTTCATGGCTGTTCCTCCCATCGGCTCGCCTCGGCGGCGATCTGCTCAAGCGCCCGGCGCTGCCGCTCGTTTTCCGCTTCGAGCTCGCGAATCCGCCTTTCCAGCCGCTCGCAGCGCCCCCGCGCTTCGAGGCATCTTTCGCGCCACCGATCGGTATACATCCGCAGCAGATGTCGAAATTTCATCACCACCTCCGCGCCTCGCGCCGCAGCTTGGTCGCTCGCCGCGCGCGGCGAGCGGCGAGCGACCCGAGCGGCGCGCGGCGGATCTCGTCGGTCTGCCTCAGCGGCACGTCCTTGACCGCGCGCCAGCAGAGCGCGTCGGCGATCACCCGGTCCCCGTGGTTCTCTCCCTCGCTGGTCGGCTCGACTCCCTTCTTGGCCCCGGCGTGATAGATGTCGCCGTTCGGGCCGTGGACATACTCGCCGCACTCGCGGAGCGCGGCTTCCGAGCGGTTGACGAACTTTCCCTCCAGCAGCGCCGTGGCGTAATTGCCGAGCAGCATCCGCTTGATCTCTTTCGAGGAGTACCATCCCGGCTTGGCCTGCTTTTTCCCAAAAAGGGCCTTCTCGTCCTCGCGCATAAAGACGCGCGCGTAGCCCAGGTCGCTCACCTGCCGGCCGAACTGGGCTCCCGGTCCGTTGTCCTCCCAGATGAGGAACGCGCCCCGCTCGTCCAGCCAGAGGCAGAGCGCCACCGCGAAGCGGGCGAACGACTCGGGCGAGAGCCGGTTGCTGGCGAACTCACCGACCTTCGTGCCGGTCTGCCGGTCGAGGATCGACGCCACGCTGTTGCTGCTCATCGCGCCGCCCTTGCCGGTCGCCACGTCGCAGCCGACCACGTACAAGCCACGCTGGACCGGCCGCTTCGTCACCGGATCGACGTGCATCCAAAGCTTGAGCCGGCCGCCCGGCTGGTCCAACCACTCGGGTTCCAGCCGGCGGTAGTCGTCCGCCACGGCAAAGTTCAGCTCGCCTTCGCGGGTCGGCGGGGTGGCGGTCTCGGCGATCAGCTTGGCCAACAGCTCCGCGTCGAAGAACTGCCACGCGCTGCTCGCGTAGTCGATATCCAGCTCCTGGGCGATCCACTGCCGGTGCGGCGCGCGGCGGGATTCCTGGTCGTACCACGGGCTGCGCGCGCGGCCGGCGTCGTCGTAGTACAGCCCGGCGCTCTTCTCCGGGTGCATCGTCCAGTGCAGGCGCCGCACCTGCTCGGCAGGGAGCTGCTGCCGCCGGTCGTAGAAGGCGGTCTCGGTCCCCTTGGGCGTCGAGTTGAGAATGCAGCAGTTGGTCGCCTGACCGGCGGCGGCGAGGATGTGGTACGAGTTTTCGACGGTCGCAAACTCGTCGAGCAGAATCGCCGTCCGGCGGTCGCCGCGGCCGAGGTCGGCGTTCGTGCTCTCGCCGTCGATCGTGCTCTCGGTGTCCGGGTGGTAGATGTGGTTTTTCAGCCGGTCGTTCTCCGGCGAGTAGCTCCCGAGCAACCAGGCCGGCTGCCGGCTGTGCAGATAGTCGAGCTTCCAAAAGAGCGTCTTCGGATCGCGCGTCTTATCGACGTACTCCTCCTTGCGCGAGGCGACCAGAAACGAGACCCCCTCGTGGAAATGCCAGGCCCACTCGATCGCGCACAGGCAGAGCCAGGTCGCCCCCATATCGCGCGACTTTTCGACGAGGCGATCGGCGCGGCCGAAGCCCTCGATGAGCCACAGCAGCATCTCTTCCTGGTAGGGCCAGAGGATGAACGGCCGGTGGGGCGCGGCGGCGTGGTCCTTGGGGCTGTAGGTCCACCCGAAGACGTCGAAGTACCAGATCGGATCGCGCCGGCAGCGGACCCATATGTCACGCTGGCGGTCGGGGGTCGTCGCCCAGCTTAACAGCGCTCTGCGATACGCCAGGTTCTGGCCCAGCCGCTTTGGGGCCCGCGACGCCGGCGGCGCGCTCCTCGCTCCAGGCCTGCTCGAATTGATCGAGTTGTTCGAGCCCACGGCCGTCATCGGTATACCGGTTGGTCTGTTCGATCTGCTGCCGGGTCGGCAGCAGCTTGCTCCAGATCTGGGAGAGGAACGCCCCGTAGTTGGCCGGGCTGGTTTGGACCCAGACGAGCAGGCCGAGCGCCCCGCAGCTCGGCACGTCGGCCGCCTCGATCGCGGCGAGGTCCACCTGCGCGTGCTCGAAGACCCACTCGGCGACCGCCCGCTGCCGCAGGTCCGTATTCGCGGCGTCGGCCGGCCTCCGCCGCACCGCCGCGACCAGCTCGGCGAGAGCCTGGTGGCTCTCGCGCGCGGCCTGGTCGGCTTCGGCCCGCTGGCTCGCGGTCAGCGGCGGAAATAGCTCCACGGCGCCCCGGTGCGCTTCGGCGGACGATTGCCCTTCGGCTTTGAGCCGCTCGCGGGCCGCCGTGAAATCCTCCCACCGCCCTTCGTCGATCAGCCGCTTGCGGAGTTGCGCTTTGCTCTCCATGTCCCCACAGTCTAGTCGGCAGGCCCGCGCGGAGCGCTTTTATCACCCGCCCGGCAGCCGCCCTTCGTCTCCGCGGAGCGTGCCGTATTTCGCGCCGATTGCGGCGATCCGAAAGACGAGCTGGGCGCCCGTCCCGGGCGAGCGGCGGCGAAACGCGCCGCCGAGCATCGCATCCTCCGCGCGCTCGTCCCACCACGCTTCGAGATGGAGGCTGAAATTGTCGAACACGTACTGCACATACCACGCTCCGAACGGCGAGCGGAACCTAGCCAGCCGGTAGGCTCCGTCCCCGGCGTCTATTTGGTCCGGCCAGACGTCCCCGCAAACTTCGAGCTGACGGTTGTGATACGGTCCGCCGACAAACCTCACCACTTGCTTCGTCCTTTTGCGGTTGGTACGATCCGGATCGGCACACCACAAAAGCGGCCCGGCGGCGCGCCAACGCCCCGGGCCCGGAACCGAGCTAAGACAGGAGGCTCGATCCATGGCCCATTCTAACGCCCCGCGGGCGGTCATCTACGCGCGTTTCTCGCCCCGCCCAGACGCCGCCACCAGCGAAAGCATCCAGCAGCAGCTCAAGGTCTGCTGCCGGTACTGCCGCGAGCGTGGCTATGCGAAGCACAAGGACCGCATCTTCTGGGACGTGGCGGTCTCGGGCGACCAGGAGGATCGACCCGGGCTGTGGGACGCCGTCGCCTCGCTGCGCAAGGGCGACGTGCTGGTCGTCCGCTGGTTCCACCGCCTCGCGCGCGATGCGTTCCTCGAGGAGGTGATCGTCCGGCAGGTCCACGCCGCCGGCGCGACGATCGAAGCGGTCGAAGGCGCGAGCTACGATTTCGACAACCCGGAGCAGCAGCTCACCCGGCAGATTTTCGCCATTTTCGCCGAATACCAAAAGAAGTGCATCGCCAAGCTCACCGCCGCCAAGATGCGCTCCCTGCAGCGGAACGGCCGCAAGATGTCGGCGCGGCCGCCCTACGGGTGGTCGATCGACCCGGCGAACCCGCCGAAGTTCGACCCGGCGACCGGTACGAAGAATCCGCAGTGGCTCAGAATCGAGCCGGCCGAGCAGCAGCACCTGAAGACCGTCATCGAGCTCTACGAGAGCGGCCTCGGGCTGCGGCCGATCGCCGCCGAGATGGAGCGCCGCGGGATTCCTTATCGCGATCACGACCACTGGCACCACGGCGCCGTGCGCGCGATCCTCGAGCGGGCCGGTCTCGTGCCGCCCCGGCCGAAGCGGAGCAAACCGTCGCGGCTGATCAAGCTGCGACCTCCGGAGCGAACGTAACGGATCCCTTGCGGGGCTTCGTGCCCGACTGGTAGTTGAAGCGCTTCAGCCAGTCGCTGATGCGCTTCACGTTCTCGGCGGACGGCTCCTGCAGCGCTCCGCGCACGAACGCCTCGGGCCAGGTCTCGAGCACCGCGCTGCGCTTGGTCTCGGGGAGCAGGCCGAAGATGATCATCGCGAAGAGCCTCGCCGGCTGCGCAGTCGCGTTGACCGGCGCGACGGCGTCCATGCCGACCGTCAAAACTCCCTCGAATTCGGGGAGCACGATCTCGTCCCCATCGACCAACACGTCGATCGGCCCCACCTCGACGTAGTGCTGCTGGCCCGGTCGGAGCGCTTCGCGGTCGCACAGCTTGGCGGTGTGCTTGGCGAGGGCGTGATACCCGAGCTGCATTGTTTGCGGGTCTTGTTTTGCCACGCGCTTCTCCTTGAAAGGTGGGAAAGAAATGGCCGCTCGGCTTTAGGCGAGCGGCAGGTGAGAGTTTACCAGTAGCCGAACTCGCCAAGAGTTCGGATGCCACTCGTTTGCCGCTGGCCTTACGTCGGCGACCCTTCGCGCGGAATCCCCTGGTCGCCCTGCGGCGGCAGCCCCTCGTTCTGCGCCGGATCGCGCGATGCGTCGGCGTTGAAAACCCGCTCCAGCTCGTCGAGCTCGAGGTTCGTCGGATGGAACGGCGTCGGGAACGCGGCCCGCCAGTAGGTCAGAATATCCGCCAGGTCGGTGACCCAGGCGGCGCTCTCCTGCTGGATGATGCCGCGGTCCATGTGCGCCGAGTGGCTCTGGGTCATGCGTACCACAAACGCATCGAGCGCGACAATGAAACCGCGGATCTTGTCGTTGGGCACCCGCGAAGGCGTCGGCTGCGGATACTTCGGGTCGGCCCCGGTGAAATCGAAGCTGATCGTCCAGTTGCGCAGCTCGGCCGCCTCGAGCTGCTCGTCGGTGTGCGAGGCTTGCAGCTCCGCGGCGAACTGCTCGATGTCGGTATTTTTCGCGACCGCCCTAGCGATGAATTCTTTGCGCTTCTGGCGGCGGTCCTTGAGTGTCGTCTCAGCCGGGATTTGCGGCGCGAGCGTGTAGTGACGGATCTTCGCCACCATCGCGTCGACCAATTCCATCCCGTAGGTCAACAGGTCGTCGTCGACGCTGGTCGTGGTGCCGATACTCGGCCGCTTGACGAGCTCGCGTCGCCCCGGCTTGTAGGGATCGTTGATGATGTCGTGGATGTGCAGGTTCGGAAAGTCGGGGCGGAGCCCCGTGTAGCTGTGCTTCATCTTTCCGGGGGCGGCGGCGGTGACGAACATGCGAAGACTCCTTACTCCTTACGCGGCGACTGGTTCAACTCGATCCGACTTGGAAGACCCGGAAAAAAAACGCTCGTTCACCCAGTCTTCGATCCGTTCGGCGACTTCGGGGCGGGACCCCTCGAATCCTTCGCCGGAGAACGTCCCCTGGTGAAGCTGATCGAGCCAGCGGCGTACCGAGTGCGCGAACAGGGCCTTATGATACTCGTTGCGGTCCGTTTCGATGTGCTCCACCCCGTGGACGCGGAAGTCGCGCAGTGCGTAGCGGCGCACCTCCCGGGCAATCTGCCGGCCGTCCACGTCCGGCGGGAGTTCGATTTCGCCGCGCTCGAGCGCCGCGAGCGCGTCGAGATAGGCGTTGTACTCCTCCACCATGCCTGGGAGATCGCGGTAGGCGTAGTGGTGGAAGTGCATTTTGGCGTAATCGTCCGGCGGCGACGGCAAGCTCTTGAGTTTCACGAGCTGCTCGGGCCGCGCGCCTTTGCGCTGGGGGCTCTGCTCTGCAGCCGGCTGCGGCGAATCGTGCCCGCCGCCGCCGCACTTGGCTTTCGGTTCGCGCGAGCTTTTGGTCGCATTGCCGCCTTGCGTGCTGCCCCCGCCCGACCGTCCGACCCTGCCGGACCAATCCCAGATCCTCCGCACGCCGCGCACCGCCGGCGGGCCGGCGGCCCGCAACACCAGTGCTCCGGCGCCGCCCCCTCCGAGTAAGAGTAGCAGCAGCGGCAGGTGATCGAGGGCCGCATCGCCCCACTGCCCGAGCCGCCGCCCGAGCCGATCAAAAGCCGCCGGTCGCGCGTCCTCAACCGAGTCCGCACGCTCAGGTTGCGCTTCGGAAGGTGCCGGCGGATCTGGCTGCGTCCCGCGCGCCGGCGGCTGAACGTTCGGAGGCGGAACGTCGATCATCCCGCCTGGGTCTCTGCGGCGCTCGCTCCAAGGGCCTTCTGGCAGCGGCTTGAGCGGCTCGCCAGGCCGCGCGCCTTGCGGTGTATCGCCTGGCTCTCGCCCGCGGCGCCACTGCTCCCGCCGCTCTTGCCACCGCTTGCGAAATTTTTCAAACGGGCGCCAGTTCGGCAGCGGGCAGCGCCCCCCGGGGCAGCTCACAAGCTGCTCGATGGCCGGCACTCCGGGGCCGTGCCCCGGTCCGTGACGGTCGTAGGGGCCCCGCCCCGGATATCCGGTGACCAGTCCGACCACCTCGCCGCGGGCGTTGAAGATCGGCCCGCCCGAGTCGCCGCTGATCGGGTCGCCTGTAATGTGCAGCTGCCCGTTTTCGGTCGCGCCGGCCGCCGTACGCATCACCTTGACCTCCATCGTCTTGTAGACGGCCGGTCGGCCCAGGTGAATCAGCGGTTCTCCCGGCTCCGGCGGCGCGGCCGCAAGCGGCGCGACGGCGAGCTTCACCGGCCGCGGCGAATCGACCGTAAAGCCCAGCAGCATCAGGTCGCTCTCGCGGTCCAGCGCGAGCAGCGCGCAGCGGAACTCCGGCGCCTCGGGCTCTCCGAGCCGCAGATTGTGCACCGGCTTGACGTGCAGCTCGCGCGTCTTGCTGTCGGCGATATGCGCCGCCGAGATGGCCACGTAGTGCTCCGCCTCGCGGTCGACGATGACCCCGGCGCCCAATGCGTACAGCCTGCCGGCCGCATCGTAGGCACCGACCGCAAGAAAGGACCGCACAAGTTCTTCGCGGAGCCCCGCGCTGCTGTAGCGCGGGGTGGTCGGCTGCGCCGCGGCCGGCGTCGCACAAATCAAAAGCAGCAGGGCGGCCCGCCTCATCCGATCCTCTCCGGCCGGCGGCAGACGCCGCGGCGCACCAGCTCGCGGCAGAGGCGGTTGGGGTTCCAGTAGCTCACGTTCCGCGCGCGGAACTCCCCGACGTAGCGCAAGGCCGCGGCGACCAGTTCCGAACAGAAGACCGCGCTGAGGTCCTCGGGCCGGTACAGCAGGCGCTCGATCAAAGTCAGGCCGCGCGATCGGAACGCGCCGATCCGGTCGTACCGCAGGCCGAGCTGGTTGACGCAGTACGTTTTGAGATTCGCGCGCCGCTGCTCGTCGAGCGGCGTGCTGAGCGGGTAGCGCCACACCGCCCCCCGGTAGTCTTTGAGGCGGTGATAGAGCTTGTGGGCCTGCACCCCTTGTACGTGCTTCCCGGAGAGCGCGCACGGCTCCGGGTTGCGGGTGGTGGACTCGAACAGCAGCAGTCGCTCCTGCATCCCCGGGACGTAGTCGTACTCCGGGTGCGGCGCGACCAGCGCGACGTGCGAGATCCCAATGCCTGGGATGCCCCAGGTCGCGAGGTTGATCAGCGCATCGAGGGCCGAATGGGACGCGAATCCGACCACGTCGCCGGGTCGTAGCTGGCTCGATCGCGAGTAACGGTGTGCCACGTGTCAGTACCTGCGGATGTGATCGCTCCGCGCGTAGTCGCCGCGTTCGATCTGAAGCGGCGCCGTCTCGGCCGGCGGCCCGATACTCGCCCGCCCCTCGTGCCATCCGGTCGCGTAGCCTGCGAAAAAGATCACCAGCAGCGCGAGCAAAAGAGCGACGATTCTGCCCATCAGTCAATCCCTACTCGATGTTGAGCGCCTGACGGATTTCACGGCGGCTGATTTTCAGTGCCGTGCGCGCCGGCCGCAGTGAGTCGCCGAGGACCCAGAACCCCAGGCCCATGACGATCATCCAGGCCTCCGGCGATCCGAGCCGCAGGTGGTGATACGTGAAGGCGACGAGCACCTGGAGGGCGAGCCCCCAGAAACGCCGCGACTGAATCAAGCTCTGGAATTTTTCGCGGAGCATAGGACGCACGGCAGCAAATTGATTCGCCCGCCGCAGCCGGGGCAGCGGACCGGCCTGTTGGTCGGCTTGAACGTCGGCCGCCCGATCGTTCTGGCGTTTCGCCTGCGGTCGATTCGCCGCACGGTGTCGGGCGAAATTTTGTAGTGCCTCGCAATCGCCTTGTAACTTTTACCTGCTCGGAGCTGCTGGCAGACGCCTTTGCGAAGGCCCGCCGAGACGCCCCGGACCGGCAATTCGGCGGCCCTCATCCAGCGGTAAACCGTTGTGACGCTGACACTTAGCCGCGCGGCGATCTCAGCCGGGCGGGTGCCGTCGCGGCGCATCTGGCACAGCGAGCGAAGCTGTTTGGGTGTCGGAGGCACACTCGGCAGATCTCGCAAGAGGGGCCGCTCACACAAGAGATTGTGCGGCTATATCCGAGAGCGTGCGCTTTTACCACCCAGATTTGGGCGCGGGAGAGAGAAGCTAACTACTGTACCGGCATCGTCTTCGGTACGGGGGGTCCGGTGCAAATTTTTCCGGCCGGAGGGGCCCCGTGGGGCAATTCGGGCGGCGCATCGCCGCCGCCGTGGGAGCTGGCTAGCTTCGAGATGCAGAGCGAGTTGAGCGAGGTCCGGGAGCGATGCGCCTCCTCGCGCAGTGCCTCGTGCAGCCAGGGCGGCATCCGAACCGTAATGACTCTGCGTGCTGCCATACGCTCATGTTCGCCGGCCGGCCGGAGGCCCGCAAGCCCGGTCGGATGCGATTCGCATCCGACCGCATCCGCCGAATCCGCCCGCATCGCCTCGCGCGCGCGGCCCGCGACGCCCCGGACCCGAGCTATCCGCTGCGGCTGCATTTGCCGGACTTCACCCTCTCAAGCGTGGTGGAGGAGGTCCACCGTTGGTCGACCCTCGGCCGCAGTTGCTTTTCCGACCTGATGCAGAAGCTCCGGATGTAACCGTCGCCGAAGTCGATTCTCGACACGCTTCTGCCGCTGCTGGCCGGCCCTGCTAGTGGGTCACCTTAGCGGCCGCCCGCGCGGCCGCCCGCCGCACGAACTCCGAGCGGGTGAGGCCCACCTCCTTCGCCGCCGCGTCGATGGCGCGCAGCTCGCTGCGCGCGAGTCGCACTCCGATCGTCTGCGTCGGCCTGCCCGTCCGGCTCGGCCGGCCGAGCTTCCGCTGCCGTTTTTTTTTGGGTGGTTTCGCGCTCATGCGCGCAAGTATAGCACGCGCAATAGATTACGTCCAGCGAAATAATTTTCCCCAGCGGCCTTTTTTTCGTTGCATTTCGCTGCACGAAAGATACAATGGAGTCAGGCGACGAGGGCAAAGCCGGCGGCCCACCAACAGCCGGCGACACTCAGATGAGGAGAGGGAGATGACATTCGCAGAAGAGTTTCCGCGTCCGCGTCCGCTAGGATGGGGCATTGGCGCAGACGGAATTACGTACTTATTTGAAAAGGGCATGACGCCCCAAATATTCGCGTCACGGGTCGGCGGGAAAAGCGAAACATTCACGGTTGAGTTCCCGGGAGAGCCCGGGGAGGCGGTCACCGACTGGGCCGACGCAAAAACGTTGGGGGTGGACGTTAGAGTCCACGCCTCCGCCGTAGCCGTCGTGCACCAGCTCCACGACGGCCCCCCGCCGCTCGCGCCGACGCGAGCACGACAGGAATACGACCGCGAGTTTTATGCCGCGAGGCGATCCGCCACGCCGTCGGGGCACACAGACGGGTGGCCGGACTACTCCGGTACCCGGCAGCAGATCCGGGTGGACCTGCTGCGGCGGCATGAGGAACCGATGGGCCCCACGTAACACAGACTCTCTCGCCGGCGGTCCGCCCCCCGCCGCCGGCCTCGCTCACAGGGGGGCCGCACGGAGCACGCGGAATGCTCCACCGGGCGAAGCCGGCGGCCCACCAACAGCCGGCACAACCACTAGCGAGGAGAGAGACAGAGAGATGAAAACAAAACAGAAACAGCTCGCACACCAAAACGAATTGCTGCAACGCGAGGTGGAGAGACTGCGGCGAGTGGCCGCCCTGCTCAAGGCGCATCAGCGCGAATTGACTGAGGCATTACAGCTATTAAATGAGTATCGCCCGGCGGAATCTGACTCAGCCGGCCGCGAAGTTCGGCCGGCGTGCAGGTGATCGGATCGCCTTCGAGCGTCACGACGATCTGCTCGCGGCTGTGAGACACACGGCCGCGATCGCGTTGCCGTTGGCGATCAGCCACGAATACGATCTGACCTTTTGATTCTCGCGGACTTCGCCGTCCGCCATTGTGACGGTCGCTTTTTCGTTCATCGCCGCCCACGGTGTCACGGCTGGTGAACGACCTCTTGACGTGCTTCGCGGCCACATTCGATTCGCCGCACGGCGCCAGGCAGAAGAAGCACCGCTGCTGACCGATGCGTAACTCGACACCGCGAGCCGCGCCAAAAAGCTGGCTAACCAGGCGTTGGACCGACGCCGATTCACGCTGTTCGTTCGCACGTGGCGGCCCTGGTCTCGGCACAAATCAATCTTCGACCGGCTGCCGGCGGCGCAGTTGCGATTCGGCCCACTCCCAGGAGGCGTTTTGGATCACATCTCGCCGGCCGCTGCGTACGAGCGACGCCAGGATCGCCGCCGCGTTGTGGCGTCCCCCCTGCCCGTCGCTGCGGTTCGGATCGCGTATGTGCGCCTTCCGCAGATTTGCGCAGTGGTGAAACTGCGCCAGGAACAGCTTCGCGTATCCCTGCTCTGCCAGTTGCCCCGTCTGCCCACTGTGTGCGTACAGTAGTCGGGCGAGCCTCAGGTCCCCGGTCCTCACGTGCCAGTCGCGGAGATCCGACCAGGGGCGATCCGATCTAAGGATCGCCCCGAGGCCGTCGATGTCGTCGATGTCGTCGATCTTGGCAACCGGCTCGGCAACCGGCACGCGGCTTGCTCCCGCACGAGCGCACGGTTCACGGTTCACGGATGCACGGCGTAATGCGCTTGTTTCTTTTACACGGGGTAGCGAGTTGCCAAGGTTGCCAAGCGAGTTGCCAAGCTCCGGCGGCGGAAATTTTTTCCCGCCGGCGAAACTCGCTCGCGGCAGCTCGGACAACTCGGACAGGCGGCCGCAATCAACCCAATAAACGCTGGGTTTTCCGCCTTTTCCCGGCTCGATTCGGACCAGCGCGGACTCGGACTCGGACAGTCGGACAGCCGCCTTGCGGAGCGTTTCGGCCGCGAATCCCCGGCCGGCAAACTCACGCTTGGCAACCTTGGCAACCAGCCAGTTGCCGTCTCTGCGGACAACTTTTCCACAGCCCCCCAAGATCACCAACAGCTCGATCTCGGCGGCCGTAAGCTGGGACTCTTTCAGGTAGTTACGCCTCGCCTGCTCACTTTTTTCCGTCCACCAAAACTCCGCTTGGCAACTGCCATCCATAGCTTGGCAACTCGCTTAGCAACCTCGGCAACTTGCGGCATAACAAAACTCCGCTTGGAAACTGCCGTCCATAGCTTGGCAACTCGCTCAGCAACCTCGGCAACTTGCGGCATAACGACCAAGTTATCCGTCAATCCCCAACTCGGCCTTCCAAAAGTATCGCAAACCTGACTTGCCGCGATCGCCCGGACACTGATCGCAATAGAAGTCGCCCGCTTTGATCGCGTCAAACTGATCATCGTTCAACATCATGCCGCCTGTCTGACGCACTCGCTTCAGCGGTGTCTGACAGCCCGGACACTTCAGCACTGATCGCTCATCAAACTGAAACGTCGGTGGTGTTCTCGTAGTCGCCATGTGAAATCCGGATAACAAAACGGTGCACCGGAGCCGCCGACGGCGCGTTAATTCAAGTTCGAGGTCACTGGCGGCGGCCCGGTGACCTTGGACGTTATCTGCTCAACTCAACGTCGCGTTGAAGTCCATCCCACAATGAAATCAAAGCGTCCCCCAGCGGCGAAAAGTTCTCGCACAAATACACCTGACATTTTCGCTCCGAGTCGTACCGTGTCGGGCTTTCGTGATCGACCATTACCACGCCACGGTCTTCGCCTTCCGTGCATACGATCTGCTCCAACGCCTCACGGGCGGCGTTCAACTTCCGCTCTGCTGCGTGCCAGCGTTCCTCAACTTCGTCGATCTGGTAGCACAGTCGCTCGATATGTGTTCGCCAAACGTCCCCGGCTTCACGGTCTTTCACAAGGTCGCGGCAGTCGCTTCGTAGGTTGCTCATTGCATGATCCGCAGATAACAAAACGGTGCAGACGGAGCGGCGGTTGACGCTGCACATGAAATCAAAGTCAACGGCCGCCGCCCGCTGACCTCAGTCGTTATCGGGAAAACCCAACGCCGTGACACGCTGGGCATTCTCCCGTAACTTGTTCCTCGTAATCACGCCGAAACTTCGTGCCACGGTCCACAGACCACGTATTCGTCACCGGAACACGACCATCGCCGCCACACGTCTCACACACGATCTGCTGCTTCAAGTCTTCATACGCTTCGTCGTCCGTTTTTCCAAAACCTGCTGGACTTTCCTGCAAGTTCTCGAAGTCGCCGAACACACAGCACATCATGTTTCCGTCCCGAAAATACCGCAGACTCTCACCGCACAGTTCCTCCGGTGCGTGTTTCAATTTCTTCGCCATGTTCCCGCACGCCTTGAGCGCGTCCTGAAGCTCGTACAACAGCTTTGCGCTGATCCGCTTGTCTGGCCATGTACGCGTCTCTTTGGCCTCTTCGATGATCTCTTCCGAGACCCGGAGAACGCGGCCAAACCCATTCAGTTGCTCAATGTTCACGCAAATGGTTCCCGTCGTCATCGACGCTGCCTTCGATCGCAAAGCGTCAAGCGTGTCGTTGCCTGTCCACATTTTCCAGCTCCTTTTCAATTAACCAATCAATGTATCGTTTGTAATTCAACAATCGCTGAATCCGCGTCCGAGAATCCCGATAACAAGGCGATGCACACGGAGCACATTCGTCTTCCGGCGTTTCCACGTCCAATCCTTCGGCTACGTTGTTTGGTTGTTCCATCGCCTATCCCGTTGGGCCATGTGCCCGGTGATCTTTAACGTTATGTGGACTGTTGCCGGATCAGAAAATCATCCAACTTGTCATCGTTGGGCCAATCCTGATCGACCTCGGCGGCCGTAAGCTGGGACTCTTTCAGGTAGTTACGCCTCGCCTGCTCACTTTTTTCCGTCCACCAAAACTCCGCTTGGCAACTCGCTTAGCAACCTCGGCAACTTGCGGCATAACGACCAAGTTATGTGCCTAAAACGGACACGCCATCGGTGCCCACTTTGCCAGCACGTCGGCGTGACACGGACGATCCAGCGGACAGAAGCACGCCACCTTCTGACTCGCCAGCGTTGACAAGTTCTCTCGCATCCACATCCACGATTCACGGCTTGCACCAAACCACCACTCGGAAAGGTCACCTTTTAACAGCCAATCCTCGAAACACTCGACGCACAACGCACGGGCCTCGGCTTCGGTGTTCGCGTAGCCCGCTTCGAGTGCTGACTGCATCTTGAACGGGTTTCCCCACGGGCCGGGCCTTGTCACGCAAATGACGCCTGATTGCAACCGGAATCCCTTGGTCCGCTTTCGCTGCACACGCAACGGATGCGGCACATAACCAGCCGGATGCACCGGAGCGGGCAACGCTGTTTCTGTACTCATAGCTTTCTTTCCGCCCGGTGATCCGAAACGTTCTTCAGTCAACAGTGCTCGTGGATCGCCGCATCAGCGACGTCCCCCATTTCAGCCCGTCCTTGAGTCGTTCCGTCATCGCTTCAACCACTCGCCAACCCGGAGGAATTTCGCCAACGCCATCCGGATCGAACCGCGATTTGTGGGCATGGCTGCCCGTATCTGCCAACGCTATCGACTGCTCGATGGCCTGCTGCAACACATTCAAAATCTGCCCGTACGTTGGCGGTTCCATCGAGTCGGCAGTTCCGTTCGCCATGATGTTACAGGATCGCTCGAACGTGTCTTGGTCCGCATGGTCGCGAAGATATTCATGCAGCCGTTTCCAACGCACTGAATACCACTCGGATTGGAATCGAGCACGCTCACACAATGCTCGAATCTGCTCCCGACCATTGCCGTGGACGACGTCGTTTTCGGCGTCTTCTATCAGTCTCGCTTTTCGCATATCGTCACCAAAAACTGAAGAACAAATGCGTCAACCGGAGACCGCCTCCGCGTCAACTCTGTATTCCACGTCAACCGGGCGGTCCCGGTTACGCTGGTCGTTATCCAGCATCACGGACACGGAACCACTCGATCTGTCCTCGCTCGATTTGCTCTCGTCCTTCTAGTGGATTCGCCTCACACCACTCGCGCGATGATAGGCACCAATAATCTCCGCCGTGGCCGTCGCAAAACTGGCACGGAACGTTTTCTTTTGGACACAGGCACATGCAGCAATCCTCGCCGCAATCGTGCCCGTCAAAGCCGTCCTCGTCGCACGATTCACACTCCCGCCAATCTGCGGACGATCCGCAACGGGCGCACTGGCAATCCCATTCGTTGCCGTCTCGCGGTGGAAACGGCTGGATAATCATAGTTATGTGCCTACTTCCAACTCGATGTCCGAGTCCACTTCGTTGCCCCACACGTCCCAGCCGGGACGTTTCCGGCGTGCGAACAGCTCGACACGCGGGCCGGGCGAGACGGACTCGATGTACTCATACGTTTCGTCCCACTTCTCGCTGTGCCGCCTTGGGTCCGGCACTTCGATGATGTTCGGCTTGTACCGCTCCAACGGAAACTTGCACTTGGTCTTGTACCCGAACAACAGCGTTTGCGTCCGATGCACGAAGTAATTGCCGATCCCGTTCGGCTTAATCGCGTGGATCGCCGCCAAATACTTGAACCCCCATGCACGCATCAACACGAAGCCGTCCTCGAGGAATTGATTGGTTGTCCACAGCCATAAATGGGCGTCATCACTGCCCAATGCCTTCACAGGCAACCGCAACATTTCCTCCAGCGTCATCGGGTTGTATGGCAAATCGGCGGCCCGCTGATTCTTCGCTGTCTTGTACTTTCCGCTCATCACTTGCGGCCACGGGGGATCAATCAAGATTGTCCGATACGGCACATAACAATGTGATGAACACGGAGCCACTACCGTCTCGGCAGTTCCACCGTCAATCTGGTTGTCAACTTCCTTGGTCATTCAACGTCAACTCCGTTGGTCCGTGGTCCGGTTATCACCAGCGTTATCCAGCAAAGTCCCACAGTCCCTGCGCCCCACGGCACGGAAAGAACTTGCACGGTTTCACGTCGCTCAAAATCCAACACCACGGACCTTCCGTGTGTTCATGGTCCAGCACTTCGCCAATCGTCAACTCTGTTCGCTGGATGCGTTGCGACCGGCTGATGCGCCGCATCGAATCCAACGGCATGCACGCCAACAGGTTCGCCACGGCCACGATTCCGCCGTTCGGGTATTCCCGCAATTCGCGGCGGTCCAGATACTGCGTCCCCTTCCCTGCATGAATCGCGATCGGGCCACGGTATCGGCACTCCCACGTCCGGTTCTCAACAAACTTGGCACCGTCAGCAATCAACGATGCAAACGGCTGGGAGATGGTCACCGCTTTGACAGGCAGGATAACAAGGCGGTCAACCGGAGTTGCCTCGTCTTTCGGTTTGTCAACGTCAATCGATTCGTTGTACATCGTCCGTTGATTCATGGGTTTCTCCGTTGGTCCGGCAACCCGGTTACCTTGGTCCACTCACGGTATTCGAGCGGTCGCGACACAATGACGGTTTCCCGCTCAGCTTGAAACGCCCAACCGCAATCGCAATTGAACGTGTGGTACTGTTCGACCCACTTCGGCATTTCGTGCACGGTCCCGCAATGTGGGCACTCCGGCTCATCGCCTCCCACAGGGGCCGGCAACTTCTCGTCTCTCTGGTATTCGCGCGGCAACGTCATTGTGTGCGTCACCAACACGGCCTCGATCTGCAATCCACACTTTGCCGCTTCATTGCTTCGCGGCGTTCCGATGTCGTCGCCTCGCTCGGCACGGACGTTGCAAACGGTAATCGCGGCGTGTGCGGCGGCGTGCCATCCAATGTCATGCGCTCGATCGAGGTACTCGCGAATTTCGGCGCAAACGTGGTCCCAGTACGGTTCGTCGGCCTGCTCTTGTTGCGCATACTGCTGGCCCTGTGCGATCCAGTCTCCAATTTGTTCCGCGATCTCACGCGAAAAAACGGATAACTCGCGCTTCGACGCTGGTTCTTCGCTTTTTGTCGTCTCGTCATTCATACGTTTTCTCTCCGGCCCGTGGCCGCGCGAACTCAGTCGTTATCCGTCGAAACACACGTCACAAAGCGGGACCTGACAATCCTCGAACAACCGCAATTGTGCCGCGTCGGCAGTCGCCAGCTGTTCCCAGCTCCAGTGGCGTCCCAAACCTTTCACGGTTTGCAGATTCCCGGATTCGATGGCATCGCGTTCCATCTCAATCGCCCGCTCAAATAATTCCGGGTGGCTGCGTCGCAAGCGCAGAACTTCCCGTTTCGTCATTGAGGGACAATAAAAGCAGGCGGACTTCACGGGCACGGACATGCCGTGCCGCTTGATCGCGGCAATGCAATCCTCTTGATGCCAGCCCCATTCGATCAGCGGGTATCGGATTGTGTCGTTTCCGGTCGCTCCTCTCCATGCTCGCCGCTGTTCGCCCGCATGGAATCCAACCAACCACGTTACGGCGTCGATTCCCTGTTCGCGCAGGTAGCGGCGCTGCGGCCTTATCTTGAAATGCTCGCTGCACGATCCGAAGCCAAACACCCTACCTGGCAACGTCTCGCGGTTGCGGCAGTCGTCCTCAAGCGTTTGCGTTTCCGCAACAATCCTGATCGGCATTCCTCGCTGGCCGCACCAAATCACCATGAATGCGATGTGCTCGTATGTCTCCGGCTTCTCGCCTCCGGTGTCTGCGAACATCACCAAGTCCGGCGTCTGCCCGCGTTCGTGTAAACCTATCAGCAACGCCGTACTGTTGATTCCGCCGCCAAACGAGACGACGGATAACAAATCGTTGCACGCCGAGCCACTACCGCCCTCGCGCTTCGACGCTGGTTGTTCTCGTGTGGTCTGTTTCATCGTCTTTTCTCCGTGGCCCGTGGCCGCGTGAACTCAGTCGTTCTCTGCATCAAAACACGGGGCTGGCATCAGCAGTGAGCGCATGCCAGCGGCCAAGCCGTGCTGTACCCAACCGATTCGCTGACGCCACGGCTCCTGCTAACCACGGAGGGCTGCGTCATGGCGCTGCCTCCGCTCTCGGTCCAAGCGAGCAACTGAACGGCCAGCCTATTAGCACGGGCGTTACCCCGCCGGACCTTAAAAGGTCACCAAGCCGTCGCATCCATGAGTCTGAGACTGGTCCGGGCATCGCGAAATCCTGATAATCATAGTTCGTCGCTACACGAACACGTCTTCTCGCGACTCAAACTTGCAAATGCCAACTGGAATCGATGGCAACTTCGCCTCGCGCCACAACTCGCCGCGGTCAGTCCAGTCCATCACGTGCGCGATGGCATGGTACGCCAACGGCCAACACGATTGCTGGATCTGCATCACGGTCAGGCCGAATGCTTCCGCGACCTGTGGCGCTGGATGGTATGCGTACAGCGCAACAATCTGCACTGCAGCGGAAAGCGCTTTGGAATCGGTTCCGGTCAATGGCGCCAAACAGCGCGGCCCAAGATTCTGTTTCAACCACTGCGGCAATGTCTGGCATGGTTGTTTCGGTGCGGGCATGGTCAACTCCTTCCGCCAAAAAGCGGCGAACAAAACGATGCACGGGAGCGGCCGGCGTCGTCGGTTTTGAAATCAATGTCGATCACGGCCGCCCCGTGATCTTGGACGTTGCCTGGTTGTTTTTCGTGTTCGCTCATGCCGGGCCTCGCTTTCTTCCCGCGTGTCGGCGGCAGGCGGCAAGCGCGCGGGTCCGCTTGCGGTGCCTCGACAAAACGCGCCAGCCCGCCTCGTCTCGCTGCTGCGCCGTGTACCGGTCGGGCCACCGCCGGCCGCGCGGAAGGTCCTCGCCGAGCGTGACATGCGCGTGGACTACGCGATACCGGCCGCAGCGGCTTTCCCAGACCCGAAACCTCGCGACGCAGCTCACCTGCACCACCGGTCGGCCGGGAAACACGAGCTCGGATTGCGTGATCGATAGCGGGTCGCTCGGCCCGTTAGGTCGGCCGGGAAACACGAGCTCGGATTGCGTGATCGATAGCGGGTCGCTCGGCCCGTTAGGTCGGCCGGGAAACACGAGCTCGGATTGCGTGATCGATAGCGGGTCGCTCGGCCCGTTATTGGTTTTCATCGCTCCGGCTCCTCGGGCAGCGGCCGCCAGTGCGTCGGGTCGGCGATGAACGTGCCGGCCGGAACGTCGGCCGGCCGCCAACGCGATTCGCGCTGGTCGAAAAACGCGAGCCAAATCGGCTCGGCCCACTTGCGGCAGTAGACCAGCACCGTCTCGCCCGTCGCCGGCGGATCGTCCGCGCCGATCCAGCCGCCACCTGGCGGCTCCAAATGCGTCTGCATCATGCGGCTCCTTATCAGTCGCTCGCCATCTCCTTTTTCGCGGCGAACATCGCCCGGACGGCGTCCTCCCAGGAGAAGGCGAGACCCGAATCGCTGGCCCAGCGGGCGGCGGCCCGGACAAACTCGCGCCGGTCGGGCGGGGAGAAGAAAAACACCCAGTGCTCGCCGTGCGCGCGGAGGGCCACGCAAATCGTGTCTTTCGGCGCGGCGGTCATCGCGAAGAGCCTCCCGCTTCGACTCGCCGGCCGCCGTCCGCGCCCGCCCGCACCGCGATCTCCGCTCTGAGAATCGGCACGTCGCGCGGCGCGTCGATCGCGAGCCGCACGCCTGCGCCTTGCGACGGCACGACCGTCACCGTCACCTCGCCGATCACCACCGACTCCCACAGTTTCCTGGTCACGACAAGCATCCGAATCTCCTTTGCAAACAAAGTGATGACCGGGACTCACGATCTCGTTCTCGCTTCGCGCGGCCCCTGTGCGGCATGCATCTCACCCCACCAGCCGCACGTCGCCCACCTCGAACTGCGGCAACACGCCCGACAGGTCGCGGATGCTCGGGAGCTGCGAGAGATCGAGATAGCTGCGCGTCACGCGCACGTTCGAATGGCCCAGGTACTTGCGGGCTTCCTCCTCGCCGAGCTCGGCGGCGATCCAGGTGGCGACGCTCGCGCGGATCTTGTGGAAGAGGTCCCGGCGCGAGCGGTGCGGCAGTCCGGCGGCCTGCAGAATGTGCCGGTAGTGGCGGGTCAACGTCTTCCACCCACGACGCGCATCGTGCGGCCAGCAACCGAAAATCCGTTCCTGCTCGTGCATCGCGATCAAACGCCCGAGCACGGCTGCGGTCGTGGGTGGAAGGACGAAGACTTGATCGGCCTGCTGCTTCTGGACTTTGCAGTCCAGCCGCAGCGTCCGCCGCTGCGGGTCGAACTCCGCGCGACGGGAGAGCATCACTGCGTTGATTCGCCCGCCCGAGGTCGCAATCGTCGAGAGCAGCGCCTGCCAGAAGATCCCGGCCGGCACGCCCCCCACATACCCGTCGCGACGCCCGGCCGCATCGAGGAGCTCCTGGAACTCTCGGGGCGTAAAGGCGGACCGGCAGCGCCGGGGCTCGGTGTACTTTTTCACCCGGGGCGGCGCGGCCAGCAGGTGTTCGGCCCAGGCCCAGCCGAGCAGCGCCACCAGTTGCCGGCGGTGCTTGTTGATCGTCGGCCGGGCGTACTCGGCCGCGTCCAAAGCGCGCAGCCACTCGGCGATCGCCGCATCGGTCAGATCGGCGATGCGCGGCTCGGCGGTTTCGCCCCGCGTGCGCCACCAGCGGCAAAAGACGCGCACCGTCGAACGGTACTCCTCGACCGAGCGGTGCGAATCGAGGCGCGGATTTTCCGTCGCGAAACGGGCGAGTAGGGAAGGGAGATTCATGGCGGTCAGCCTTTTTCGCCGTCCTCCCGGCGGCGCCCGCAGCGGGAAAAACAAGCGGCTGACCGATCCTATCGCGGGACATGACGCAGCACTCCGTGCTCTGCGGAGCGACAAGCACCCGCCAGGCAGCGCAGGCCCGGTACGAAAAACCTGCGCCGCCGGCGGTGCTGCAAGTAGCTCCGCTGGGCTGACCGGCCCAAGCCGGGATGTGCTCCGACCGGCCAATGTGTGCGTCACACCGGCCTCGGTCAGCGACAGCGTGCGCCACTGGAAAAAGTGGCTGGTCGCGGAGTGCCCGAGAGGGGGCGAAACGCACATCTATTTTGGACGGCTTCCAAGATAAGCGGCCCGGGCGGCGCACGTCAAGCGCTGCGGCGCCAAGAATTTCGTTCCCGCCGGCCAGCGGCACGCGAACGTGGTTGGTCGTCGCGAGTTGCGCGCGAAAAAAACTTTTGAAAGGATCTGCCGGGCCGCGCAGGTGCCGTCCAAAACTGATGTGCGTCAGTGATACGGGGGCTTCCCCTCCCGCTCACCTGCGCGGCCCATCAGGTCCTTTCGCTCGTTTGGTCTTCTGTGTGTCTGGGCGAAGAGCACGACGAGAAACACGATCCACCGCACCGTGGGCGGACCCCGCGAAATCCTCCCGCAACATCTTGGGCCTCGGATTGCCTTCGGGCATGATGCTCATCCGTTCTCTGCCTGTGAAGCCGCCCGCGAATGTCATCGGACTACCAATCCGACGACACCCCTTTTAAGCGCCCCCTAGGGGAGTCGAACCCCTGTCTTCGGACTGAGAATCCGATGTCCGCGCGGCATATTCTCTGGGCATTCTTGCCCCATCCTATGCCGTGCTAGTGAAAATTTTGGCGGGAAAAGTCTGGACAAAGGGTTTATTTTGGGTCAGAGTCCGGTTACCGGCGTCAGGGATGATGCCGGATTCGGCTCGTGGTCGTCTCCGGACCGACTTCCACTCCCCCCACCGCGCGGCAGGACGCTTAGCGCGGCGGGCTTCTTTCGAGGGCCGAGATCCGCGTTCGCAGACGCAGCACCTCGGCCCGCAGTTCCTGGACGGTCTCGCTGTCGGCTCGTTCGCCCAACAGCCTCGAGTGGTGCCGCAGTTCCTGCTGCATGCCGGCCAGCGTGATGCTCATCTGCTGGACGGTCACCCCGACCCAGATCGTCACGCCGCAGAAGACGACCCACGCCAAGCCGGTGAGGCCCTGTTGCGCGTCCATCCGGGCGAACAGTTGCCGTACCTCACTGGCCATCGCCCCGATTCCCCGCCTCGCGAAAGGCTCGAGCGACTCCACGTTTTGCCCTTTCCAGTCGGGCCCGCTCACCGCCTCGCAGCGAGCGGGCAAAGTCGGCGATCGCCTCCCGCGGCGTCACGCCGAGCCGCCGGAGCGTTTCGGTGGCGACCTTCCGGTCGTTTCTCCACTTCCGCTGTTTCTCGGTGATCGTGAGGCCCGCCTCGCGCTCGCGCGCGGTGACGCTCAAGGGGATCGGGCGGGCGAGCACTCCGACCGCTTCGACGATCACCGGCTGCCGCTCGCCCGGCTTGAGTTGTGCCGCTCTGCGCCGCGCTTCGGCGCTGCGGCGCAGATACCGCAGTGGCTCGCGATCGAGCTCCGCCGGTGCCTGCTCCGGCGTGCCGGCCGCCCGCAACGCATCCTGCGCAATGCGCGTGGCCTCCTTCACCAGTTCGGCCCGCGGCTGCCCCGGCCGCACGTCTTTGCGGAGCTGCAACAGGGCGCTGACCGCCGTAACCGCATCATCGATCGCGAGCCGCTGCCGCCGCTCGTCGGGCGACTCTTCGAGCGACCTGCCGCGCTTGTCGAGCCGCTCGGCCAGGTCGTACAGTGCGTCGATGCTTTTGCCGCCCGAGCCCCGCGGTCCCCCGCGGCGGAACAGCCGGCCGAAGACCGGCGTGTCGGCCATCTCGCTCCAGCCCAGCGCTTTATCGGGTCCGACCGGAATCCCGAGCGTGCCGGCCGTCTCCAGCACGTCGCGCGAGAGGGGACCGGCCAGGCCGCGGATGGCGTGGTCGATCCGCATCGGGCTGAGGCGGTCTTGGCCCGACAGATTCGCGAGCGCGCGGGCCGCTCGGGTCGTGTACTCGTTGTACTGCTGGCTCGCGTACTGCCCCTGGTAGGCGCGCGGTACGATCGGCCGCTCCCAGAAGACGTCGTAGTTGAGCGCCTGCTCGAAGGCCTCTTCGACCAACGCCGGAGCCAGCGGCGGGGTGGCAGTAGCCCGAAACACCTCCATCCACCCGGTCACCGCCTCGGGGTCCTCGCGGTACCAGGCGTCGGCCATCGCTTCCACGCTGGCCGAGAAGAGTTGTCCGTGGTCGAAGGGCCGCGGAATCCGCAGCAGCTCTTCCTCCCCGGTTATTGGGTTGGTGAAGCGGAACAGCCAGTAGAGATACTTGCTGTGATCGTCGATCTCGCGGTACCACTCTTCGTCCTTCTTCTGCCACCAGTACAGCAGGGTCAGGGCGGCGACCGACAGGACCCGCGCCGCCATCGCCGCCGGATCGCGCCGCGCCGCGCGGACCAGGGCACGCGGTCCCTGGATGGCCGCGTTGAAAAAGGGGATGAACTGGTTGAGCGTGCGGGCGAGCTCACCGGCCGCCGTGAAATCGGTGGTCACCTGCTTGTAGGCGACCATCATCTCCTGGGATTCCTGCACCGTCAGCTCGCGCGAGCCGTCCCACGTGAACCCGATCGAGCGCAGGTAATTCTGCGCCTCGGCGACGCGCGGCCCGAGCTCCGGGAGGCCGATCAGCGTGCGGTAGGCGTCGAAGGCGTTGCTCGGCAGATCGCGCACGCGCCACCCGAACACCCGCCGCGCCGCCCGCCTGGTGTGCGGAATGTCCTGGCCCAAGCGGGGCGCGATCTCGCCGCCGCGATCCTTGATGAGCCGCACGAGCTTCGTCTCGGTCGTCCCGGGCAGTGCCGACCAGATCACCTGCGCGTGCCCGGAGAGCAGCGAGAGCGCCGCCAGAATCGGGTTCCGCTCCATCGTGTTGAAGAAGTAGACCCCCGCATCGCGGATCGTGTTGGCGACCGCGAAGCTCGCCCGCAGGGTCGTGATGCCGGCCTTCACGAAGCGGTTGTGCGCGCCCAGCCCCCGCAGGATGAGGCCAAGCGCGCCGGTCTGCTGCACGCGCCAAATCTCCAGGCTGCCGAGGGACCGGAAGAGCGAATCCTCGAGGTAGTACCAGCGGACCTTGCCGTCCTGGTAGAGCGGCACGATCGGGTCGGCCCCCTTCGGCCGATCTGCCGGCGCGAAGAACGTGATCATCTGGGCGAGCGCCTCCGAGTCGATCTCGCCGCCCACTTGGGCGCTGGCGGCCGGTGCCAGTCTGCGGTTGATCTCTTCGAGCAGTTGGCCGATCGTCCGCGCCGCCGCCGGTCGCTGCTCGACCGGCACCTCCTCGATGACGCGGCCCATCCCCGGCACGCGGGCCAGGGCCAGAATCGCATCGAGCACGTGCCGCTGGTGGGCCGCATACACGATCCGCTCGGCGTTTGCGATCATTTGCGCAAAGGGCTCTTTGATGCGCCGCGCGGAACCCCGCAGCGAGCCGCCGAGGGTCGCCAGCCGCGCCGAGGCGCCGCCGCCGGAGCGGGCGTACGTTTCGTCCAGCTCGTCGAACACCCGCGAGAGCGGGATGTACTCGCCCGGATCGCGGGCGCGGATCCTCCGCACGACGTCGGCGAACGCGGGCGAGGCTTGCGCCGCGTAGTCGAGCACCCCCTCGTTCCAGTCGTACACCTCGCGGGCCGCCAGCCGCCAGCGAACCCGCCGCTTCGGGTCCGCTTCGGCTTCGCGCACGATCTGCTGGGCGTCCGCTTCGGACAGCCCCGGATCGCGCGGCCCGCGCTCGTCGCGCAGCATCCGCAGCCCGCGGCGGGCCCACAGGTAAACCAAAAAGTCCCACCGCTCCCGCTGGCTTACGAGGCTGCGGATCTGATCGAGGCTCGGCCCGTTCGGCCGCCCGTGAAAATCGGTGATCCCCTGCTCGACCCACCGCCGCACAATCGGGGCGTGCGTCATCCGCAGCGCGCTCCCGCGCAGATAGGCCCGCTCGTCGTGCTTGAGCTTCCGGTCGAGCAACTGCTCGGCCTGGACCTCCAGCCGCGCCAAGGGGTCGAGCATTTCGAGTCCCTGCTCGATCCACTTCAGCGGGTCGAGGAACTTCCTGCGCCAGCGCCGGATGCGCTCCGGAAAGGTCAACTCGACGATCCCCTGCCGGCCGCGCTCGTAGCTCCCCTGCTTCTCCCAGCGGGTAAACGCATCGCGCGCGAGGTCGATCGCGTCCCGCGCTGCGGGGAACGCTTCGAGGAAGACGTTCTCGAACCAGCGGGCGAAGCGCGGCGCTTCGGAGCGGGCGAGTTCGCGGTTTTCGACCCACAGCCGCATAAACTCTGCAAAACCCTCCCGCTTGTACCCGCCGGCCGGTTTGCGCTCGCCGTAGAGCAACTTGCCCAGCTCGACAAGTTCGCGCTGAATCCTCCGGTCGACCAGCGGCAGGCGCCAGGGTCCGCCCTGGGGCCAACCGAAGACGATGTGTTCCACCGCGTGGCCGATCTCGTGGGCGGCGGTCGAGGAGTCGAGCGCCCGGCGGATGCGGGCCACCATCGGCTCGACTTTGTAAACGCCGAGCGACGCCCGCTTGCCGAGCCGCCCGACCCGCAAGGGAATCTCCCGGCCGAAGGCGGCCGCGACCTGGCGGATCGCCTCGACCACCTCGGGCGCCGAAATCGGCGTCACGTCCTCTTCGCCGGGTCCCGGCGCCGTCAGCCGCCGCGGCCCGTCATGCGTCGGCGGCGTCTCCTGCGGCGCCCCGGGCAGCACCGGATCGGGTCGCGCCTCGTCGGCCGCCATATTCAGGCTCTTCCCCGACCCTTCGCTGGCCCGCTTTTTCCAACGCTCCGCCTGGGCGAGCGAAATTTCGTCTCCAATCCCGAGCGGCGCCAGGACCCCTTGCAGTTCGCCGTTTCGGTGAAGCTCGACGAACCTCACGCCCGCCGCCGCAAACGCCGCGTCGCCGGCGGCGAACGTATAGCCCTGCGCGGTGAGGTAGTCGTAATAAGGGGCGCTGACCGCCAGCAGCCGCTCGCCGTCGGTCAGTAGCGCCCACGGCCACCCTTTCGGTGCGTCCTCCGGGCGCAAGTACCCCACCAGCTCGAGCGCTTCGGCCGCCGACTGTTCAAGGTCCCCGAGCAAGTCCTCCAACTGGACCGCGTTTTCGGGGGAGCGGAGGGGGGCGTAGCCGCGCTTCTCGACCAGGTGCAAATGGCGCGCGCGAATCTTTTTCGGCACATCGCCCCAGAGGGCCCAGTGTTGTGTCGCGATCGCCGGGGCCCCGCGGAAAGTGGCGGCGACTTGCCGTTCGGCCGGCAGCAGCTTCGCGAGCGTGGCTTTCACCGGCGAGGTCTCGGAAAACAGCGCGGCGTACTCGGCGTCTTTCCTTTGCTCCGCGGCTCGCCGATTCGCCTCGGCTCGCCAATTCGCCGCTTCCCTTTCAGCCTGAATGATTTGCTTGTCAATTGCCTGCCGCCGGCGCGCCTCGTCGGGCGTGCCGTAAAGGCGAAACACGGCGTATGCGGTCTCGCCCACCGGAACATTGGTGTTGGTGTGAGGAAAGAACTCGCCGGTGCTCTCCAGAAAATTTCCGCGGTCGACCAGATACTTGCCCTGCTTGGGATTCCAGCGCTCGATGCGGATCGCATCCCCCGGGATTCGCAGATTCACCAAAATTTCGCCGGGCTTCTTTTCTCCATGCTCGCGCACCAGGCGCTGGTGCTCGGCAATTTGCTGCTGCCGCTCCTGTTCGGCCACCGCAGAGGCGAACTCTTCAAACTCCGCCAGCGCGCTCTGCTCTGCGCGTGCGGCCGCCTGCACCTCGGAGTCGCGCCGCGCAGCTCTTTCGGCCGCATCGATCGCCGGCTGGTACTTTTTTAATTTGGAAAGGGAATTGGCTTTCCGCCCCTTGGGAACGCCGCGCTCGCGGGCGATTTCCTTGGTGCGGCGACTCAACTGCCGCTCGTGCTCCCGTTTCGCCTCTTCGAGCTTATGTTCTGCGTCGTCGCGCAAAGCGCGCAGTTTTCGCGCCTCGTCGGCTTCGGGAATCTCGCGCGGCTCCGCCTCTCCGAGTTGGGATCGCTCTTCGAGCACCTCCTTGAGTTGCTTGGCTTCCGGCGATCCGAGCCATTGGTCGCGTTCCGCCAGAATGTCCCGTGCCACATCAGGTGGCACGCGCGAAACGTCAAACCCGCCGTGCTCGTCCCAGACGATCATTCGAGGCGCATCGTCCGGCTGCGGCTCAGCCGGCTCGACGATCTCGGTCTTTTGGGCGTGCTCCCACAGCACATCGGCATAGGGAAGCACGCCGTCCCCCAGGCGCTCGGAGAGGGCCTGGCGGAAGTTGTGCCGGCCGGTCTTGCCATCCACGTGGTACAGGTAGTCGGCCAGATTCTCGAGCGCGGCGGCGATCTCTTCGGGCAGCCCCTCCAGGCTGCCGGCCGCGTCGCTGGCCAGCAGGATTTGCGGCTGATGGCGCAGCGCCGCGCGCATCTGGTCGGTCAGCCGCAGGCCAAGGCGGGTGACCGAGTTGGTCACCCGCTCGGAAAAGCTCTCCGGGTCCTGTTCGTAGCGCTCCAGCGCGGTGAGCAAAAGCCGCTCGAACGCCGCGGTCCGCCCGCTGCGGCCCTCCTCGAGCTCGGCGCGGTCGACGCCCATCGCCCCGCGACCGATCCCCGGTATGTCGTAGTGCACCGACGCGGTCTCAATCCGCCCGTTTGCACTCCTGTCCGGCTGGCCGACAATCCCGATCTCGGCCCCGTCGATCGTCGTAAATTTGGCGCGACCGGAGCCGGAGGCGGTTTTGACCGGCTCGATCTTCCCGCCCCACTGTCTGCTGTACTTCCTCAGAAAGCCGGGAATCTTCTCGTCGTAGAGGATCTCCAGCCATTTGGCGCCGCCGCCGGTCACCACGTTGCGCCAGCGCTCTTTCTGCACCTCGGCCGACGTCCAGCTCACCGCGTCGTACCCCTCGTCGGCCGCTTCGGCCAGCAACCGCTTGAGCGCCAGCGGAATCCAGTCACGCGCGAAGGGGGTTTGCAACTTCGGGGCAGGCGCCTGCTCGTGATCGCTCTGCAGGTTCTCCAGATAGAGCACCTTTTCGCCGTCCGCGCCGCGCCGGTCTCCCACGCGGACGTAGGCCAACACGTCGCTCCGGCGGTGGTGCATCCCTAAAAGCGGCGCCGGGGCATCGGGCCATGTGAGGAGAATCTCCCGCAGGTTCTCAGTCCCCCGCTCGCGATAGCCGGGGCCCTGCCCCCGCATCTGCTTGTCGCGGAGCGTTTCGGTCTCCACCCGCAGCCGGTGTCCGGCCAGCCAAGCGGCGAGCTGCCCTTTGGGCAGCTTCCGCTTCCCGCGCAGCGCGTAGAGCGTCGGAAAGTCGGCGAACTCGAGTTCCGCCTTTTTCGCGCCGCGCTTGCGGAGCGTGCCGAGCAGCTCGTCGAGCGCGAGCGGTCGCTCCGGCAGATCTTCGAGCGCCGCTTCCAGCCGGCTTTGGAAGTAGGGCTTGCGCGCGAGATCGCCAGCCAGCTCCAGATCCTTCCCGAAGAACTCCCGCAGCATGCGCTCCTCCCGGCGCACCTGCTCCTCGATCTGGTGCCGCTGCCGCTTGCGGGCGGTCTCCGCTGCGGCCACCTTCTCTTTCCGGGGCGGCTGCTCTCGGCGCTCCGATTGGGGCTCCGGTTGCTCCTGCGGCCGCTCTGCCGACTCGTCCAGCTTGCCCCGCATCACGCGCAGCGCTTCGCGGACCGCGCGATCGGCTTCGGTCTGCGGTGCCCGGCGAAACCAGGCCAGCAGCCGCTCGAGCAACGCTTGGATCCGCTCCCAGAGGTCCGGCTCGGCGCGCCGCACCTGCGCCCGGAACGCGTCGTCCTCGAAGAAGCGCTCGATCAGCCTAGCCGCCGCTTCCTTCCGCGCGATCACCGGATCGCGGCGGACCCGCGCGGCGTATCGCGGGTTGGCTTCGCCCAGATAGCTTTCGAGCGCTTCGGCCAGCAGTCCCTCCGGGAATTCGGCCTCGAGGTCGGCGCCCGTGTCGTGCGCCAGCTCGTGACCCAGAATGCCGTAGAGCGATTGCCGGTCGGTGTTTTGGCTGTTGAGAAACACCGTGCCCGGCCGTCGCGAGTCGTGAAATCCCTTCGGGGCTCTCCCTCTCTGCTGCGGCTCGAACCAGACCACCTGCCGCCCGAACGCCTCGGCTAGCCGAGCGATCTCCGCCTGCTCGGCGCTCGGCTCTGCCCGGCGCGCCGCGACTCCCGTTTCGCGGGCGAGCCTTTCGAAGGTCTCCGCGATCTGCTGCCCGGGCTGCTCGGCCGCGCGGAGCGCTTCGATCTCGCCCCGAATGTCGGGTGGCTGCTGCTCGGGCTGCTCGGCCGCGCGGAGCGCTTCGATCTCGCCCCGAATGTCGGGTGGCTGCTGCCCGGGCTG